ATCTCTTCCCCGCCTACTTTCTCGGTGACAAAGTGGTACCCGTCGATTTCGACCACGCGGTTATTTCGGGTGGAGTAGCGGCCGCGTGCCATGGGTGCCGGTTTGCCGTTTGAGAAAGTGAGTGCTAGGGCCATAATTTGGAAGTGTACAGGATATTGGTTTGCGTTTACAAGTACTGATTATGTGTTGGCCTCGCCGCTAACCGTTCTTCGCGTCGGACCGGGTGCGCTCGACATGGGCAAGCAGCCTGCCCATTTGATAACGCTGTCTGATCAGGGTTCCGATTCCGTTTCTGTGGACTTCCTTGACCATCGATAGATCCTCCTTGATTCCGGCCATGAGACCGCGCTTTGTGCTTTTCGTAGGATTGCGGACGCCCGGCCATGGCACAACCCGAATCGAGCAGCGCGCGCCGATGATCGCGCGGTTAATGGCGACCTCCATCCCCATCGATGGACAGAGTTCCAAATGGCATCCGAGCAGCATCCCGATTGGAAGGACTCGTTCTCCCGACAACACATCGAGCTCCATGCGGAAAACGCCGTAGGAGCGGCGCGAACTGATCGAGACATCCACTTCGCGATCCCGGACGGGGCGAACCAGCGCTTCTAAATCGGTTGGCGTTAGACCCTCCAGGTCCGCATCGAGCAGACAGACGGTATCGATGGACCACAGCAGTTTCGGCAACGCCCGAGCAACGGCGGCGCTCTTGCCGCATCTCGGCAGCCTCAGCAGCTCTATGCCGGGGAAAGCCTGCACGGATTGCGCCGTTCCATCTTCCGATCCATCGTCCGAAACAACAATTCGGCTGAACAGGCTGGAGCCGACGGCAGCATCAAGCACTGCGGCGATTCTCGTTTCCTCGTTGTGGGCCGGGATGACGCATCCTATTTTCATTTTGTTCCGATATGAAAACGTGAAAGCCATGACTTGACGATGGGCACAGCGGAAGCTACAACCGCCTTCCGCGCGTCCCATCCTGCCGCAGCCAAGAATGGAAGATGGCTGAGTAACTTCGTGCGCAATGACGACAGCCACATATTTCTCATTCGACTAAGAGAGGGTTTTGATCCTTCGACAGGGATTCTGCCGCTTCCTCCACCAATTGCCGCAAGCCGCCGATTAGCATATTCGTGGTCACGATTCCGCCGTTGCTTTCGAACTGGACTGACAAGTGCTCCCCGTCGTGACTGAATCGCACGAATCCCATCGGGTGATCTGCCGTTCCGCGTTCCATGTCCACCGTGGCGCCGAATCCGCGCAATTGATCAGCGATCAGGGGAAGCGCGGCGGCGGGGCATGGGAACATCACGGTCTTCATCGATATCTCCCTGTCGAACGGGAAAGGCCCCACCGAAGCATTTAACCACGATGAGGCCAAGCCATCAGGCAGCAGGTGCGCTGAAGTACAGAATATTCACGAACACCGGCAAGTACCCGCCAACCACGGGTCCAACGAAGTCTTGATCATTTACCGGCCCTCCAGACTGCGTTCCCTTCCCGACAGGCTCCCTGGTGTAGCCGTAGATCGTCACCCGTTCGTACATCGTTTCGTACGGATCTTCGCCCTGATAATCGATCTCTTCATCGTACGGGACGCCGGCTGCGGTGAGGCTGTTCGCGAGCGCGTCCCGCTGGTCTTGGGTAAGCTCGGTTCCGGTCTCGCCACCCGGGCGGTTATAGAAAAACGGTTGGAGCTGTGCGGAACGGCTCTGGTAATACGCTGTGTTGAATGCGGTCTGGTAATCGCTATTCGGAGGCCCCGGCGGAGGTGGGGGAGTGGGCATGGTGATTTGAGTAGGATTCATAGGTTTTCTTCTTTCTTTGGCCTCATTCGGCCTGAGTTTGCAAATCGGTTTCGGTGCGTTCGACAGTCGGAGGTTCGGACCCGCAATCGACAAAGGCCCAGACTACAGCCTTGAAGAGATGGTCTTTGATCCGCTGTTCTACCGGCAGCGCGTCGTATGGCACCATGCACGGATGTTCCTTTTTGTCGGGATCCTTGATAGGCGCGAACTTCCATCCATCCCTGGTTTTGTCCGCCAACCATGCGTCATGCTGAGCAGAGGCCTCGGCTCCCGGATTGTCGATAGCGAACTTGACACCATTGATCGCGGAATCGCGCTGCCATTGGTCGGCAATCTCCCACGGCTTCTGTGAAAAGTCTCCGATGGATTCACAATATGCGCGATTCGTTTCGTGACACACCATAGCGATTTGTCGAACATCCATCACAAAACCCTCCCATGTCGAACCCACAGCCTTAGACGCGAAGCGCTAGGCTCGGGTAGGCCAAAACAAAAATCTTCAGTTCGTGATCAACCCCGAACCCTGACTCTTCAACTCCTCCAGCATCGCCTGCCGGATCGCGACTTCGCTTTTCAACTCTGCAATCGTAACCTCGATCACAGCCCGCTCCGCCTTCTCCTGCTGCTGGTGCGTCGTGTTCCACAGCTTCACAGGTTCCGGTGTCACATCGGGCGAAGAGTGCGTGATGTACCGCGCCAGGTAGGTCACCAGCCGCCGGGTCATGTCTGAGTGCTTCGTCAACGCCGCGAGCTTCTCCTGCTGCATACCGATCTTAGCTTCGAGCAGCTTGATGGCGTTTTCTACTTGCAAGGGGTTTATGGGGATGGAGCGCGAAGGGTTCATGGTTTGGCCTCGCCGGGATTTGCGGCTCGGATTGGTACTGAAGGCTCGACAGGGGAAACTACCTTTCGGATAAACGGATTGCGCATCGCAGGAAGAACACTATCTTTGCTTCTTTTTAAACATTTCCGCCAATTGCGCAAGAACGCCAAGTATTCCGGAGAATAGTTCGTGACGTAGATTTTGGTCAAAATCCCCTCCTGGTCGTACGCACGATCGCACCCCGAAGCCACGGTGCCCTAAAAGGCCAAACCATCATCGCCTCCAAAACTCAAACCATCTCGGCTTAGCCCGAAGCATGATCCCCTGAGCCATCTCGAAAATGGTTGAGTTCCGCGCTTCCGCATCTGCGACATCTTCCTCGAAATGCTCTTTCATGAAGCTTCGGAACTGCGCCTGCTTCCGCTGATTCTCGATATGCGCGCGTCCGATGTCGGCCTGAATTGCGAGGGCGAGCTTGTTTGAAAACTCCGTCGAATATCCTAGCGCCAGTTCGCGGACCTGAAGGCGCACGATGCGGAATGGCTCAAGCGGTAACGCAGCGAGATCGGCAGCATGGTCTGCGGACCAATCGTCCAGTTCCTTTTCGAGGAAGTTGACTTTGTCGGCGACTTCGCCGGCGGGGAGTCCCATCACCGCCGCTGCTGCTTTCGTATCAACGTAGGAGAAGTTGTTTGATGTCATCTCCTCTTTTCCTCTCTGACCAGGTGGGAGTGAGTGCTTTTCCGGTTCGAACGGGATGCCGTCCTGGTTGGATGCTTTGGTGGTTTCTGTGCTCATGGTTTGGCCTCGGTCGGTATCGCGGTGCTGTCGAATTGCGTGCCCTCGACATGGGCAAACTGTGGACGCTCGGCGTAAAGAAATTTCCTAAGCTCCTCGGCGCACTTCGGGCACAAGTCGAGAAACTCTCCCGGTTGCCCTTCGGGCTGCAGTTTTACTGTAGTCCAAGGGCCGTCCTTGGTGGCCATGAAAGTCTTACACCAGTCGCAAGCCATCATATGATCTTCTCTCCCCACCAAGCCCCACCACCCGAAACAATCATCCCGCCCGTACCTCTCGCCACCCCTATTCGATAATGCAGCCGCACCTTATCCCCCAGTGAGAGTTCCGCTTTCTTCGGCGTATCCTGCGGGAGTTCCATGAGGACATATGCACCATACGCGATGAGAAGGAAACAAGCCGCGAGCACCCCGAAGTACCATCCCCAGTGCCGGTCATAAACGCCGAACTGCAAGTCCCAGAACGCATAGAAAGAAACAATCAGTCCAACAGCGACCGCGAGCACCGCCTCCGATTGTGGAGAAACGATCAATTTTTCGATAAGAGACATGTCGGGAGGAATCACAAACCCTCCCTGTCGAGCGCACACCGACCGACGCGAAGATCGATTAGCGGCGAGGCCAAAGACATCAAATGATCTTCTCTCCCCACCAAGCTCCACCACCCGAAACAATCATGCCGCCCGTACCTCGCTCCACTCCAACCCGATAATGCAGCCGGACCCGGTCACCCAGTTGCAGCGCCCAGAGTCCCTGCATGCAATGCGGACAAGCTCCCCGTGATTTCTGACGTTCCATTTCCCATACCGATGTTTTGCAGCGCGGACACCAGTAGATGTAAGTTTCCCCGATCAGCCGCATGTGCCCGTGGTCGGCGACCTGACCGATTTCTTTCGAGTCCGTTTTGATCAGGATCGAGTATTCCGTAACTTGCTCGACTCTGCCGAAGACAAAGATGGGTTTACCCCAGGGGTCCAGTTGCGTGGCTTTCCCTGGCAGGTGGCGGGTGAGTCCGATTTTGGGGTAGATCACTTCGCCCATTTTTTGGCCTCTTTCGGCAGTTCGCTGCGCATCGGCGGTTCTCGTTCCACATTCGTAGGTTGGATCGACTGCCGGCGGAACTCTTCGACCATTTGCAAGGCTTGAATCCAGGAGATGCTCTGTCGGATCGAGCCGGGGATATCGTTCTCGCTCGGCAGAACGATGGCCAGCCGGTTATCGTCGCAATAAACCATGCGAACGATTCCGGCTTTGCGCATCTCGATCAGACCGGTGATGATCGTCATTCGCGATTCGAAAGCGTCGAACTCCATCTGTCCCGATGGCGGGCGCCGGAGCCTTCCCAACTCGCAAATGAGATCCGCATTCACCGGCTTCTTGCCTCCTGGATTACCCTACGTATCTCCGTCTCAAATGCGTCCATGTACCCCATAATCCTCGCCGTGGGAAGCATGACGGGACCAAGGAACTCCTCGAAACGTTTAATGGAGGCGGCGACAAGTTTTTCTAGTTCGGGAGCGAGTCGGACGGCGGGCATGTTTTATCCGAGCACGTTCCCATCTTCGTCTTTGATCTCTTCGGCCGGCTTCAGAATCGTTCCGACCTTGACGAGCTGGTAGACCGAGTTCTGCTGAAGGCCTTCAAGATCCGCGCCTTCGAGAACAACGACGTAGCAGCCGCCCGAGTGGTGGAGCATCATCGATTCGTCTGAGTCGTTGATTTCTTCGGTCCAGGATAAGCTTCCTACTTTTACTTCAAGGGCGGTGTGGTTGGGATTATAACGGAGTGTGGAGGACATAGGGGTTCCTTTTTCTTTAGCCTCAGTCGAATTTGGTTTGCACTTCAGGTTCAGAGCGTTCGACCAGGAGTGGTTTTGGAGCGTTCACAGGCTATCCTCGTGAATTTTGCGCATCAATCAGCCGCTTCTCGCATTCCCAATCCTCAACCCCCAGAGTCACCAGCCAAGCCGGAGCCTGCCCGGAAGCGACATCGGGGCGATTCAGGATTTCGGCTTGTTCCCGCGCGCAACGCTCCACCGCTTCGCCTGGTCGAACGGGCAACCGGGCGGGCGTCAGATCGGTGCTCGATGAGGCTAATTCCAAATCCATACGAAGTGTCAACCCTAGCAAATCCCTCCGTAATCGTCAATACAGTACTACCGTCTCACGAGTACCATAACCCGGCATGGACCCCTAGAAAACCGCTAAGGCGAACCTGCAACCAAATCGGTACCTCCGCTCTATTTCCGCACACTCCAGTCGGGCGTACGATGGTTCTATTGAAAGGAGCAAATTCGATGCTTAAACTCTTCCTGATGGCTTGGCCGTTCTGCTTTTTGTTCATCGATTTCGTCTATTGGCAGGAAATGAAGGTGGTCCGGTTCGAGCAACTCCGCGCCCGCATCCTGACGGCACTAGGGGATCGCGATGTTTGATCTTTTTTTGCAGTTCTTTCCCGCTTGCGCGCTGCTGGTGACGTGGTTCTTTATCATGGCGGATAATCAGTTGCAGGAGGATCGAAAGATTCGCCGGCTGCTGCATGGACGGCTCATTGAGATCGATGGCAAATTTCGAATTTTACAAGAAGACGGCAACCATCTTTGCGATGTGGATATCGCCACGTACTTTGATGAGCTTCCTTGTGTGAGATGGGATGGGAGGAGAGAGTAGGTATGCGCAATATTTTGGCCTCATTCGGAATGTGGCTGACGCGTCGGTTCGGAATCGTTCGACCAGGAGAGGCACCGATTCCCCGCGTCCTAGTTCCAGCAGGATCTACGATCATGGTCGATATTGGCGGGTCACCATACGAATACAGGGATTCCGACTTCTTTCGTGATGAACTGGCTATGGCGTACTGGCGCACAGGTCCGGAATGTTCGATGCGCATGGAGCACAGCATGTTCATTCCCCTGACGCCCTGGAATCCAGATCGGTTGTTTGCCTGCAAAAACTGTCACAAGGGTTTTAGTGCGATAGGTCCAGATGCCAAACCGATCGGGCTTCCCAAAGGGCAATTCCCGGCCTTTCGCATGGAGGAGTTTCGAGAGCCACCCTTAGCGCGAACGGAGGGGCAGACGGCCAAACCGAACGCCGAGGGGAGCGCCAAACCATGAGTCCCTACGAGCTCGAAGTAGCAGCCTACGTAGCAGCTCACAAAATCTATGCTGGGCTTCCAACGCCAGATCGTCCATGTCCCGGAGGATACCGGTCACGAATGATTGATGAGATTGCGGAAGCGATCAAACAAGCATTTTCGGTGCATTTTTCTTTGGCCTCATCGGAATCGAGTCCTTCACCTGAAGTTGAGAGCGTTCGACATTCGGAGCTTTCTATTCCGGCGGTCTATGTCGCAAATGACCGCGAGTTCTGGGATGGCATGCATGCTCTTGAACAAACCCGACACTGGCGCACCCTGCGACACGCGTTAGACATGGGCGGCGGACACGGAATCACGGATCGACCCTGCCTCAAATGCGGAATGCCGGATCGTTTCACGATGCATTTTTCGCCCACCGGTGAACCGCTCCAACCTGCCCATGTCGAACCCACAATCTCCGACGAAGCCGCGATCCCCGGTGAGGCCAAACCATGAAAACCTTCTCCGAAGCCTGCGAATCCACCTTCATGCGAACAGTTCCGGTAGGTTCGGCAGACCACAAAAGCACTATGGAAGCCATCGATACACGCATAGGCCCGTTCATTTCAATGGTGGATGAAATCCAGAATGCGCCAGAAACCCACGCCTTTGCGGCCGTGCTGCTCGAAATGGCAAGCGGAGAAGATTTGAACATGGCCGAGGTTATCAAAATCGCCTTCTCCCACGGCGTGATGGTGGGAGTGGAAATGGAGAAGCCCGATGCTTAGCGTCATGTGCTGCGGCTGCTTGCGGCTACTGGGAAAAGACAACCAGATGCTCGGCGAGCGCGACAATATGGGCGGTGCCATTGATCTCGCTGAATTGGCTAACAGATTCCGATTCATGCGCGAAATGGCGCTATCCTTCCCGACCAAACAGGAATGCGATAAAGCCGCACTCGGCGCTGGCTGGACAGTCGCGGATCCGGATGGAACGCCGAACCACAGATGCCCCAACTGCCGACTGCCGGATTCGTGGACCCCGGGCGGATTCGAAAGGCGGGGAGCGTACATCGATTGGGGAGAGAATTGATGGCGACAATCACGATAATGCTGTCTGTCCAGGATTGCGGAGACAATGAGTATCTAGTGCGCGCGGTGGAGACTGGCGGGACGTTTTCAACTAAAATGGCGCGAGGTTTCGATGGGGCTATATCGGTCGCCGTCGACACGGTTGCTTTGCTTATGGAGGCCGAAAGAAGCACCTGGCGGGAGATCAATAATCTCGGGACTTCCGAATGATCCGGCCTGTGGAATTGAAGCGGCTGTCTATTTGTCCATGCGGTTTTAGTACGTTGCGCGATGATATTTCGATCGGTAAAATCTACAATCTTGAAACATCCAGTTTGAACCGGGCGTTGTACGTATGCGGCGGGTGCCATCGCGGATTCAAGGTTGATGTGATCCAAGCCGACAATGGTCTCTGGCTTCCGCGCGATCTATTTACGCCCCTAGCGCGAACGGAAGAGCAGTCGGCAAAACCGGGATCCGAGGAGAGCGCCAACCCATGATCGCTCGCCGCACCTACCTCAAACGCTCCTGGCTCAAGCGCAAGCCGCGCCGCCACGTCGTGCCGCCGGAGATTCTCGCCTATTGGGACTGGATCAGAACCCAGCCGTGTGCGGTGTGCGGATGTCGACGGGTCATCGAAGTAGCCCATGTCGGGATGCGCGGACTCGGACAACTCTGCAACGGGTGGGAGGTCCTGCCGTTCTGTAAAATCCACCATGAGCGAGGTTATCCGACTTCGCATCACGATCTCGGAAAACGATTCTGGGTTTTTCACAATCTGGACAGGTACGAGCTGATTCGAAGGTATCGGTTACGATATTTCGGCCTCACCGGGATTTCGTCTGCGATAGAAGGCTGCTCGTTCGACAGGGAGGCAGCGTGAGCACTGATCCTAGCCTAATCTGGAGCTGTGGTGGTGGAACTCAAAGCGGGGCGATTGCGGCGCTCATCAAGAGGGGGAAACTGGCCCGTCCCGACATCGCGTTCATGATAAATACGGGGCGGGAACGGTCTTCGACGTGGCCTTTTGTCGACGGATTCATACGCCCGGCGCTCGCCGAAGTCGGATTGGAATTGCAAATCGTGAACAAGTCCGATTTCGCGACCGTTGATCTGTTCAGCCATAAGGGATCTGTCTTGATGCCCGGCTTTACGAACATCAACGGTACAGTCGGCAAGTTGGACCCATACTGTTCCGGCGAGTGGAAACGCGAAGTTGGGATGCGCTGGTTGCGGTCCATCGGCGTTCAAAAAGCCACGATGTGGATCGGGATTTCCATAGACGAAGCCAGCCGCATCAGAAATCAGCGCGTCAAATGGCTTTCGCTTTTCTACCCCCTCATCTTCACGATTCCGACCCGGCGCTACCAGTGTGTCGATATGATTCGTGCGGAAGGTTGGACGGGCCATATTCCGCATTCTGCCTGCTTCATGTGTCCGAACCTGAGCGATGCGGAATGGATCGACATGAAGATGAACTGGCCGGAAGATTTCGCGCTTGCGTGCTCCCTCGAAACCGAAGTGCGAATCAAAGATGCGAACTTCTTTTTGCATCCCTCCTGCGTTCCGCTTGCGGAAGTCGACTTCTTCGCGCAGTCCACAATGTTTCCCGAACGCGGCTGCACGCAAGGATGTTTCACTTAGCCTGAACCTAAGGCGAAATCCGCCACAAAACAGTACTCCCGCTCTATTTGCGCAGCATCCGACCAGCCGCATAATCGAAGCATGAAACACGCACTTTGCTTTCTCGCTGGCACGGTCTTAACGACAATCGCAGTGGTCCTCAACGGCGGCCACGTCCTCGGCTTCGCGATTCTCGGCTTCCTGGTCGCCTGCTCGCTCCTCACCGCAATTCTCTACTTCGCAGGCCTCCGCCGCACGGCGCGGTTTTTGAATGCGCTCATGGACGCGCTGGAGGGCACGAAGGCGGCTAGCCCGGCGCGCGTTACCGATCGCTCGGGCTACGTGAAGCCGTCCCGGAAGAATCAGATTCAGATAGTCGCGGATACGATCGAAGAGTACAAGGCCCGGCAGTCGGAGCGGCACGTGGGACGCGAGATTGACCCGGTGACGGCGGCGGTGCTCCGCGATCCTGAATTGTTCGGTGAGAATGAGAGCAAAGGGAAGGTGGCGTGAACGATCCGCGCGGGCCAATCCGAGAGATCGTCTCCATCGAAGAACGATCAGATGCCACAATGATCACAATGAGCTGCGGACATACCGGAAGATTCAATCAGATTTTCCACTACAAGATCGGTGCAAGTGTGCATTGTTTTCAGTGCGGCCAATTGGAAAAGTACTCCTCCTGGTCGGGCGATCCAGTACTGAGGCCGAAGGACCGGACTTGACGGAGGCCAAATAATCATCTACAATATCCCCGTTTGTATCCTCCGATGTGAAACTCGCCTCACGGCAACCGGGTCAGAAATGGCCCGGTATTTTTACGCTCCGATAAAATTCCACATAGGCACGGTCGCATCTGGGACAGATGCCCATTTCATCACGTCCGCGATGTAGGCCGAGTCGTTATTGTGGTCCGCTCCCGGTGCGAAACCCGCGTAAATGTTGGGCGCCCCGGCGATGAACTGGGTTAGCGTGTTCCCCTCGGCGATGTGCAGGGCCACCAGGTGCGCAAGGCCGGCCACTCCTTCAGCGCGTGATGATGGTTTCCAGAATCCCGAGACGATCACGGGTCCATCAAGCCATGGGGCGCCGCGCAAATTTCCAGGATTATCCGCGAGTGCCGGCTCACCTTCCTGCCGGATGATTGCGTTTACGATGCGCTCGATGAGGTCGTTCATAGGTGCTGAGATTTTAGCCTCATTGTAGTTCGGTTTGCAACCGGATTCGAGAGCGTTCGACCACGTCGGGTTGTTTCGAGTACGGAAAACCAAACTTGACAACTTAGGATCTTTCGGAGTATCTTTTCTGTGCTACAATTTCGAAGACGGAAATAAGCTCCCCGTCTAGTCCGCTCGCGGGGCCGGTGCCACGAACGCCGGCTCCAACCTTTTTCGTGGAAAGGCTGGGATGTCTATTTATCGAATATGCAATTGGAATCACCGTTTCGAAAACTCCTCCAGTAGAAAATTAAAACGCCTTGATTGGGTAGCTCTTCCGAATGCGATGGATATCGAGGGCTACATCGTCCTTGTCGATCACCCCAACGGAGCCGCTCATTTTGGTGCGTGGATCGCTATCGTCCAGATCGCTTCGAAGCAAGATCCGCGTGGCACTCTGCCAAATGGGAAAACTTCCCAGTCGCTTGGCGGAATCTGCCAATCACTCGGCAGAATCTCCCGGTTGCCCGCCGGTTTATTCGAAGAAGTTCTACCTCGTCTAATAGAGATAGGATTTTTGGAAATATCGGCAGAATCTCCCGGTACGTCGGCAGATTCTCCCGGTACGTCGGCAGATTCTCCCGGTACGTCGGCAAAATCCGCCGATACAGACATACATACAGGGAAGACAGACAAACAGACAGAACAGAGAAAGACTGTTGAAACTAGTAGTTCTATTTCAAACCAGAAAATACATGCGCATATGCAAAACGAAAATGGCGCGCACGGCTGGGCCGAATTCGCGGAAGCCTACATCGCAACCGGACGGGAAACAACAGCAGCCGATCTCGCCAACTCGAAACCGGTCTGGACAAAACTCAGTTTGGGAGATCAGGTCGCCTGCCTCAGCGGGATTCGCCGCGACATCGAGCACCATAAATATTCCGAGCCGGCATTCTGGCCAAAACCCAAAAAATACCTTCTCGAACGGGAATGGACGCGAGGTCCGCAGGCGCCAAAGAAAAATTCAAAACGAAATTTACTGGAGGGAGTTTTCGATGCTTAAATATTTAATCGGCGCGACCGATCCGGTGTGGGGCGAACTCATGAAACAGATCACCCGGCTCGAGCAACTCGATAAGTTTCCGTTTGGTCCGGAGGCCAAGAAAGATTTGGGCGCCGCGCTCGCGAACGCGGAATCGCTTGACGAAGCTCGGTTCACGATCGATGAATTCGTGCAGGGCGCCAGAGCTGGCGAAAAGTGTCCACTGTCGGGCGACATTGTGGCGTTGATCCAACAGCGGCATGCGCGCTCGCATCCGGTACTTGTGATGCCGGCCGCAGAAACACAGGCGCCGAAGAGCACGCATTGCGGCAAGTGCCAGGGCTTCGGATATTTCGGCGGCTACATCGGCGGCGGCCGGCACGCGCCGTGGGAATGGTGCGATTGCAGGAACGCGCAGCGAGCTTGCTACGAATCACCGGACCTGGTCGATGAAGCGAATCGCGTTCGCGAAAAACTGATCAAGCGTTTCGCCGGCCGGTTGTCATCGATGGTCACCACCGACGGATTACGCGACGAATCTCGCGGAGACTTCTGATCGCGATGGAACCGACGCGCACCTCGCGTGATTTAAAAATTCTCCGGAGCGAAGATCGACTCCGCGCCGTGCTCAATCTTCCGCCGCGCCAGCCAATCACGATTCACGGACCCGGTAAACGATCGCCAGAGGAAACCGCCCGTCTGATCGCCGATCTGGAGGCGAAAACCGGGATCAAACACGATTTTGCCACCGGCAACCCGCCAAAGTCTTAATACAATCCATGCGTGGACGCTTGTAGATGCGTCCACGCAAGGTGTAGAATGTTTTTGGATGCCAAGTACCAGACAGTCCTTAAAAACGCGTCTGACGACGCCGGGAGCCGAAACGCTCAAGCGAAAAAAGAGGCCAAAACCGCCCGCCGCGCCAGTCGCCAAAAAGAAGTGGCCGAAACGCAGATGTGACAACTGCGGCGATTGGTTCGACAAAAAACGAAAGACGCAAAAATTCTGCCCTAAAAACAACGGCGCATGCCGAAAAGAATTTTTCCGTTACGGAGCTGCATTTGGTCCACTGAAACTCGGTTTAGAAAAAACCATCGAGAAAAAATGCGCCGGCCTCCGTGCTCAGGTTGCCGAGCAGTTGAGAATCGCCGCCGATGTAATCGCGAAGTTGGAAACGCGAATAGCTCGCATTGAACAACTCTGCGAGGGCGTCCAAAAACAAGAAGCGTACGAGCGCGAGTTCAGCCTCGCGAATGTCGAACGCTCAGAAAGACGCGCGAAGCAGAATGCCGGATGAGGCCAAACCATCATTGGTTCCTGTTGAGCAAAATCTCGATGCTCTACAAAAATGGTTTGGTCCCAAATGGACATGGACGCAGATGGCCGAATGGATTGAGGCACGGGCTAGGAGTTCTGAGATGCCCAGATTCGCGGTCAATTGGAGTGGTGAGTTTTTGAGGATGAGAAGAGAGCAGGAGAAGATGTGGAAGGGTGAGTAGGTGATGATGGTTTGGCCTCACCGCTATTGAGATCGGGCGTCGGGGCCGTGGGTTCGACATGGAGGTTTATGGATTGGCGCGAAAATGATAGAATCTGCTCCGCTGTTTTGTTCGGACGACCGTTCGAGGGAAAACCAAAATTGGAACAACCTCCACCACAAATCGAACATCGGGACCGCATTGTCGAAGCGCCGCCGCCAATTTCGAAAATAGAAATAATCCACGCCGTGGAAGAGGACCTCCGCCAAGAGATATCGGTCCTTCGCCATGATATGCAGGAGTTGAGGGATCACGAACGGATCGCCAAATTGGAAGGGGAAGAATTACGGGACAGAATCGCTCGCGAAGCAGAGGATCGCGAACGCAATATCTCAATCGATGTCGTTAGGCATCAACTCCAAAACCACGGCGGGCGATTCCTCTCGGTTCGGGACCTTTTGCTCGAAGGAACCCTCTCGAAGAGCGCAATCGAATACGCGATTTCAGAACTCGATAAAACTGGCGCTCTTGTGTGGGAGCGACAGGGAAGCGAGAAGATTTATCAGCTGAGCCAGCGGAGAATTTTATGAGCGATGGATGCGGTGTCTGTATTAGCGGGTCCGATTACGATGAGGGACCAGAGTTCTACGAAGCGATTGAGGTGAAAGCGAGAAAGCCCCATGTATGCGGCGAATGCCATCGCGCGATTCCAAAGGGAACCATCTATGAGCGCGTCACGGGAAAATGGGAAGGTGATGTTAAGACAATTAAAACTTGCCTCGATTGCATGAATATTCGTGATGGGCTTTCATGTGATGGCGGATTCACCCACGGTACCCTTTGGGAAAGTATCCGCGAGGTTTTCGATCAGATGAATACAGGATGTCTCGCTAAAATAGAGACTGCATCCGCAAAGGCATATCTCGTTTCGCGCTGGAGAAAATGGAAAGGGCTAGACAAGATCACCCATGTCGAGCCCGCACAACCTGACGTGAAAACGGATTAGCGGTGTTATGAAGCCACGCCAGCGCAGAGGAAAACGAAAAAGTGTTACCGCTGGGAGGCTATGAGTCTTTCGGTAAATGCTTCCAGTTCGCGCCGTTTCCAATCATGAGTAAAGGTTCTGACTTGCATAAGCCTTGTCATATTGTCGTCTACCGTACCATCCTCGTAATATCGCCGATGATGCCAACAAAGAACATCAGCCATCTGGAGGGGGTTGCGCGTGATCGGATCAACAGGCAGTACGTCGCCAATCAAGCCAGGTTCAGGCCAGCGCTTGTGCAGATCATCTACATAGGTCTTGTAGTGACCCGTTATTTTCCCGTTTCTAGACACTACAAAATCGATCTTTTCAGTATCGGGGAACAATGTTCGCGTGAAATTCAGAACAGTTTCCGCGTAAGCGAAGAAACATAGATAATCAGGTAGATCCATGGTTCCACTGGGGACACGAATGCCTTGACTCTCAAGAAGTAGTAGCATGTCCCAGAGATCTGATCTTTGAATCACCGAAAGTACAGAGTGTATGACTGGCGAACCAGGATGAGCACCAGCGGCGATCTCAGAGAGAAGTTCCGTTGCCAGAGAGACCTTTTCGTCTGCTTGGGCGGAAGTCAGTTTATTTTCTTTTTGGAACTCTTCGCGGCGGATCTCTCTCATGTGAAGATGTTTTATTTTTGGAGATGATGAGAGAATCCGGTTATTCCAGAGATCGGCATATTGTCCCCAGTAACTTTCCTTAGCGACGAACCCACCGACTAGAAATACACCTTCGATGTCGCCCGTGCCGCTCTCATCGGAAAATGCTACAAAAACCGCCAATCTTCTCTCCTGATTCAGACCGCAGAATAGCGAACGTACGAGGGACCCGGCCAATCCCGACATGCAACAATTGTTCTCTGTAGTGACCATCACCAAAAGCCTACTTTCGTAAGCTTACAGAGTACACCCGATGTCAACGCAAAGACTTAAATACTATAGAACCGATCAACGGAACCAATGCGACAAACAACTGCCATCCCTTATCCGTTGGCTCCGACATGTTCACGGTTTCGGCGTTCACATTCACCTGAATATAGTTCTGTTCAGGCAATAGTTGATCGGGTCTAAGATACTCTTTCATTGGAGACCTCGCGAGGCGCACTGTTACAGCGCATGACGTGATCCGAACGAACGAGTATGGTAGGATTGCTTTGGGAAATCCCCATCTCATCCGTGCTCGAATCACGGATCGGATGAAAAGATCGGGGCAGCCCCCTAAGGCTGCCCCGTCTCAAAAATGTTTCCCCTCGATTATACGCCTTTTGCGGAGTATGATGGGTTCAACATGAGACCGCTACCGCCCGCCCCAAATGTCCCTGGAAGTACGGACGCGGAACGCATGAGCAACGCTCTGAACATGGTTCTGAAGGTATCTAAAGCAGACCTGTTGAAAGAGGAAGCTCGGATCAAGGCCGCGAACGAAAAGAAGCGAGTTCCGAAGAAACCCGCTTCCTGAAATTCCACCAGCCTGTCATGTCGTAGTCTACGATAGCGGTCTGCGGCATGAGTTGTCAACTATATTCTTGCCTTAATTCGGCGCCACCTGCTCATCGTAATTTAAAAACTCACTAAGGAACAGTTGGTACTTCGGAAGATTCTGTTCGATCACTCTCCACATCGGTTCGTAGGATCGAATCAACGGATCGAGCCCACATTGATTCGATCCAGGTTTAAATCCGAAATGCTGTTTGATCCAGTTGTAGTTCGACCGCCCGGCGACCGTTTCAATCCCCGTCCCTTCGGTCACGATTTGATTCGCAAACGTGAACCCGTTCGAATCCGGTGATACCAGGTGTCCCATAAACATCGGCTCAATGCGTTTCAAAAACACAATACCGGGAGGATCTGCGGGGGGAGGTGGCTGCTGCGGTGGTGCTTGCTGCATTGGTTGCTGGGGTTGCTGGCCGTTCGCGATGGGCGGCGCTCCATTGGCAGTCCCCGTCAACTTGATCGTAATCGCCTGCATCAGAGGTCCCAGGATCGTCATACCCATCTGGATGATAGGACCCCATTCTTCCATCACGGATTTCGCTGGAGTTGCGTTCGCGGCTCCTCCATTGCGCGAGTATCCGAGCAGTTCCGCGTTCGTCTTCATTTCGAGAAGTTGCTCGCCAACGGATTTCTGAGTCGTTAGCGCTGTTGATGGCTGGTTTCGCATCGCATTGAGGTCCGCACGAAGCGCCGCAATCTGGTTATCCTGCATTGCAGCGAGTCGCGCGTTCGCCTGATCCAGCGAACTCATCAGCGCCGTGAGCGCGGTATTATCCGGCTTCGGCAGGATATTCAAAATTTCGGTCGCGACCTTCACGGGGTCTGGTGGATCGTAGCGAGCTCCCGCGTGGCTCATGACGGAATCCACGACTTTACTCGCCGATGACATCGCTAGGTCGATCGCACCATTGACCGCATGTTGAGCCGGATTAGAACCATTTGGCTGTGTCTGTTCCCGCAATCGCGCAGCTTCATCTTTAGCTCGGTCTGCGTCTTTCTGCGCATTATCGATTTGTTTATCCGCGAGTCCTAGGAATCCCTGGACCAACACGGCGGCCGTTGCATTTGAATTGGGATTCGGTTTCCCGGTCGAGCCTTCCATAAAAAAATCATCTCCTTCGTTTGGTGCCGGTTCAGATCCAGCGACCGGATCGCCGCGGCGAAATCGCCAGTCAATATAATCTTTCGCGGCTGGCTTATCGACGCACAACGTTCGGTCATCGATCTTCGGCGGGAAGCCTTCGCGGTCGGGAAGTGTGAACCAGATATCGCAAACCCGGCCGCTCAGTCCCTGCTCCTCGACGATCACCTTATATGCTCCAGCCCCGTATTTGTGATAAAACGCAGTTTCGTATTCTTCCGCCTTGAACGCCAGCGGTCCTTCCCAAATATCGATCGTGGTCGACGTCTCGCCGATTTTCTTCATGTCGATGGGAGGATCGAGCCGGTAGACCCGGCATCGAAGGATCGCGGACAGTTCAACCGGCAGCGTTTCGCAATATTCGAAGCCCAGTATCGCATCCTGCGACCGTTTCCCATCACGAAATGACGTTTTCGATGGGACCGGGAACGAACATTTAGATTTCAGTTGAGGGTGATCAAGGTACTGTTTGGCCATCAGACAGGGCTCCGAGGGGGGCGGTTAATTGTAAGTATATATATAGAGCCGGTTGACACGTGTCAAAATTCTAGTGCAAACTAGTACCCAACGCAAGTACCGGTACTAATGAACACGGCGTACCATCCCGACTTCGGCGTCAAAGTGGCGTACCACTTCGACCGCATGTCCGAGGACCCGGACGCTCAGGTCCGTCAATCAGTTGCGAAGGCAATCTGCTACATTCGGCAGGACGCATCATCCGCCCCGATCCGCCAGGACGCCGCCCGCGCGGCCCAAGGAGGTGATCCGATCTCCGGGGTCTGGAAGCTTATCAAGCCGTCCATGAAGTTCAAGCAGGATGTCGACATCGCCCGCGAACTGGACGTAGACGATCCGCGTAAAGAGGACATCGTCGAGGTTTTCATCCGGCCTGTAGATCAGTCGATGCTGATTGGGTTGCGAGGCGTCGGGGTCGAGGACTGCGACGGGTTCACGATGTACGGCGCGTGCCTGCTCACTGCGTTGGGGATTCCATGCGAGCTGGTCACGGTCGCAGCGGATGACAAGCGGCCTCGGGAGTACACGCACATCTACGTTGCGGCTTATCCGAATGGACCGGGAACACATCCGAGAATTCCGCTTGATTTTTCACACGGTGAATATCCGGGCTGGGAATGTCCGTCAACTCGATTGCGGGAATGGCCGGTGTATGAGACGGCGATGGAGAAGATTACTTTGGCCGCTACTCCTTTGGTCATTGCCGGTGCGGTTTATGGGTTGGTCCGGTGGATGAATGGGGGGAGCCGTTGAATATTTTAGCCTCATCGAACATTTCCGCTTCGCCCGCGTCCGTGAGCGTTCGACCACGTCAGGTTTTATCGGGCACCGGCCAAAAACCCCACCTGGTCGGGCGCTCACAAATCGACGGGGCAAAAAATCGGACGGAGGCCAAATCGTGAGCATCATAAATGTAGGATCAGAATACCCGCCAGGCTACACCGGAAACCCCTACAGCGCCCTGGACATCTCCGTGTTCTTCGATATGAACTGGCCGGATCATGCGGGAATCATGGCGCAAGGATCACCGGCTTATTCGTCAGGCCTCGGCAGATTGGGACAAGCCGGATGCGCTACCGCGACATGTGACGACTATGCAGATGATGGCGTCACATGTTTGGAATATGACAATTCGAGTTGTACCAACGTTACGATCCCCGTTGCTGGCAACACGGCGGTTCCGATCCCCGCGGCGCCGGGATGTGCCACCAGCACTTGTATCGTAATGAATCAAGGCGTTTGCACGGGTTACGACGATTCGAGTTGTTCGGCCTCGGTGAATGCAACGACCGCCGCGGCCCTCAATAATCAACTTATAGCTTCAGGGCTCCCTCAGACAGTGAATCTTAGCGCGACACAAACGGCGGCCCTCACCGCGAGCTTGACACCCGCTCAGCAAGCACAACTGATAGCCGCGGCGGGCAATTCCGCAGTCAGTCTCATTCGCACGGCTGAAGGTGGACCCTACACGGTCGCCGGAACGAACCTCGTTTACAATCCAGCCACCGGACAACTGACGACCGCCGCCGCGACGAATGCGACCGCAACCCTCACGGCCGGCCTCTCGGCAATTCAGCCCTACATTCCGATGATTCTACTTGCGGTCGCGGCCATCATCATAGTCCCGATGATCACGGGTAAAAAATAATGCGGGAACTCCGCGTCGTCAAAGTCACGCCAGGCAAATTGGTCGATGGCAGATTTGTGCCCAACCCGGAAAAGATCACGCGCGCCGGAAAAAAGGCGAAGCGCAAGAGACTGGCTGAGATGATCGCGGCGGCGAAGAACCCGGCATCGAAGAAACTGCCAACCGGGAAATTCGTCAAGGTCCATGCGATGCGCGTGAAGAAAAACGGGACGGTCGATGTGGTGGTGACTCGATGACCCCATACTGCCCCATCCCGCGAAATCCCGCGCACTACATCCCACGGAATCCGTATGTCGATTGGGGTACGGGGATGGGGCAGGTGGTTCCCACATCGGTATCGACCGCAGCTTCAATCGCAGCGACCGGCATCACGACAACGACCTCGATCTTGGGGGCGCTGGGTTCCACAATGACCGTCTTAGGATTGGCTCTGCCAGTCGTCGGAACGGCTATAGCCGCACTGGTGGCCATCGGAATTGCGGTTGCAAATCTATTCAAGGGTTGCGGAGTCACCTGCACCGAAGCGACGACGCTGGCGAATCAGGCGGACGGGATCATGGTCCAGAATGTGACCGCGTACACGTCTTCGTCGATTCGCTACGTGTCGATGCAGCAGGCAGCGCTCAATACTTTCGACACGACCTGGGCAGCTTTGCAGCAGGCCTGTGGGCAGTCGGCGCTTGGAGCCGCCGGCCAGCGGTGCATCACGGATCGGCAGGAAGGCGCATGCACCTGGAAAGCATCGCAGGGAGGTTGGAATTCGGATGGAACCTACACCCCTTGGGGCGCGGCCGGCTCGGGAGATGTCTGCTGGAACTGGTTTGTCGGCATGCGTGATCCGATCGCGAATGATCCTTTCGTCCAACCGGACCCAACGTCTTCGAGTGTTGCATCTTCGTCTGTGGGATCGACGGCGGCGACATCAGGCACACCAGCGACTACGGCGACCGATTATTCCGGGTTGCTGATTGCGGCGGCTATTGTTGCTGCGGTGGTGCTGCTGTGAATATTTTGGCCTCAGTTAGCATGTGGCTTGCGCGCCTCCTTTTGAGCGTTCGACCAGGAGGGGCCGTGGAGCTTCCCTGGCCAAACACCGCGACCTTCCGATTGTTCTTTGTTTCGAGAAAAGATCCGAAATGGGCGATGGTGGTTCACCAATTTCCCGACGGGACGATGTACGGGCTGGGTTGCAATATCCCTTTCGTGCAGTCGGCCGATTGGGATCTGAAATGGATCAAACGTCGCCCTGTCGAGGTTGCTCAATCCGAAGGCTCGGAAAAGCAGAGCGAGGCCAAACCATGCTAATGGGAATGGGCCTCACCTGTCCCGAAGGTCAGCAGCCGACCAATACACCGAACGGAATGCAATGCTGCGGAGTGCCGGGCACCTCCTGCGAAGCAGATCCTTGCTCTTATTGCAATACCCCGCAGTACATCGCAACCCAGACCGCCGCTGCCGCCGCTGCGCTACAACCGGGAGGTGCCGGTCCGCTCGGAGCTTCGATTCTCGAATCCATCGCCAGCTATCCGCAAAATATCCAATCGGACGCGATCGACTGCGTGAGCAACCCAGGTTTGACCTTTACTGACGAAGAAGGAATTTCGGTCACCTGCCCGCAAGCCTACACGATGGACAATGGGATTCCGGTTTCGATTTACACTGCGGCGCAACTCGCGCAGATGTTGTCTGCGGCAGCCACTCCAACCACGGAAACACCCATCAACGTAATCGGCACTTCCATTCCAGCCGCCGCAATCAATGTCACCACGCCGAATCTGCCAGCCGTCACGTCGGGAACTGTCGCTGCACCGGTTTCAACTACAGCCGCAGGATCGACCTCATCCAGTTCCCCATCGGGCAGTTCGTCAAGTTCATCCACTTCAACATCGGGCGCATCTTCGACTTCGGGAACTTCGACGCTTGATCTCTCGTTTCTGACGGACGATTCCCTGATTTCGGGAGTGCCTAACTGGGGCGTTGCGGTCGCAGCGATCGTGGCCTTGATGCTGCTGCCAAAACTGATCGGAGGCAGATAAAATGGGGCTCGGACAATACGCAGGAGCCGCTTCGATCACGCTTTATGACGGGACGGTTATTTCGGATCCCGCCAACACGCAGGCTACCCAAGCGCAATGCCTCCCATTCGAATGCGGAGTCGATCCGACCAATTCCGATGTCCGCTACTGGTGCGGATTCTGGGGACAAATCCAGACTCCTTCGTGCGTCGATCCGGAGTGCGCACCGTATCGGTCTGCGTCTCCCGGCTGTAATGTAGTCGCTCCCACGCCGCAGATTCCGAACCCGCCGCAACCCGCCGTTGCTCCGGTGATGCTGACGCCTCAGAATATCGTGCAGCCGATGCCGAATATCACGCAGGCGAATGCGCCGGTACCGCTTCCGGTTTCCGATGGTTCGTGCTGGTGCGCAGTAAATCAGTGGATCGATCAGAATCCGATTCTTGCGGCTCTTGTTCTTGTGGGTTTTGGATTGGCTGTTTTGCCCGGGAGAAGCAGATGAACAATATTTTGGCCTCATCGAACATCGATCTTCGCCCGCCTGTCCGCACGTTCGACCAGGATAAGTTGTTGGACTGCGCGGGTCCGAGCAACCACTCCTGGTCGGGCGCGTTCAATCCGCACGAAGCCTCAAATCCGACGGAGGCCAAATAATGGACGAAGACACCAAGCAATTAATCAAGTGGGGCGCCATCGGACTCGCGGGCTACTTCGTCTATCAGTGGCTCCAGAGCTCCGGCCTATGGGCGCAGTGGTTCGGAACGTCCACCGCTTCGAACTCGTTCAACACTTCGACCACCCTTCTCACCTACTGCCAGGCGAACCCCAACGGGACAGCGATTTACGTGGACCCCACGACGGGCGCGAGTTCGACCGCGACCTGTGCGCAATGGATCGCTTCGAATTCCAACGCCGCACTCCCGGTGACATCGGCCGCTTCCGGACTTGCCCCGAATTATCAGCAGGCAATTTCGCTGATGCAGCAAGCTGCCGGCAACGATTCGCAGACCGTCAATAACTGGTCCTACTATTGGCAGAACGGCACGATGTTCGATGGCGGGCCTCCTGGATTCGGAGTGCAGGGCTCAATTTCCCCGGCCCAGTTCAATCAGATTCTTGGATTGAACGCGAATGACGACACGGACCCGGTCACCTCAGAGCAATTCGTGGCGTGGCTCGTTCAAACCAGTTCCGATCCCAGCTCGGCTGGTGTAGCGACTCCCGCCGGCGTGATGGTGACCGGCGGAACTGGCGCGGGAATGCAGGGCTACGATTTCAATAGCGATTACAGCGGGTGGGTAAACTGATGGCGAAAGACGATTACACTTCGATCATTGCTCTCGCCGCAATCGGCGGGATCGCGTGGTACGGCTATGAACAGGGCTGGTTTTCCAGCCTGTTCGGAACTGCGGCAGCGGCGACCACTGGAACGCCGGCAGCCGCGATCAATTGTCCGTCTCCAAATACGCTGGTTGCCGGCGTCTGTACCGCGCCAGTGACGTGCCCATCTCCGAACACAATTATCAACGGAGTATGCACCGCTCCCGTAGTGGCCGCAGCCGGCGGTTCGTCATCGACTACAGTGGCTCCGCAGGCGATCCCGACGGCCAGCGTCAGCGTCACCGATCAACCGTGGTATGACCAGGTCGCCGCGCTGGCATCGACCAATTCGCTCGATATGGACCAATGGGATTATTACTACAACCAGATTTTCTCCAGTGCCCCGATCACCGGAACGCAGGTCAACGCGATGCTCGCGGCGCTTACCAATCTGGGCCAGACGCGAAGTACGCCGATGACGATGCCGCAGTGGTATTGGCTGCTGACGGCGGGCGGCGGGGGAGTCAGCGGACTGGGCATGTTTGGAAATTATTTTGGAATCCCGGCTAGCGCGATTCATGGAGGGTGGTAGATGCTGGTAGGACTCGCCCAAACCACGCCAATTCCGGTTCCGCTGACAACTAGCGGGGAAACTCTCGCTCAATCGTGCGCGGCGGAACTCGCGGCCAGTGGCGGGCAACCATTGGCGACCAATCCCTATATCCTAAACATGGCACTCGAAGGCAGTGGGATGGAAGGTCAGAATTTGACGGGATGCCCTCCGGGATACACACTGACGCAGGCGGGTCCGCCGAACGTGAATCAGCCATGCGGATATTACCAATGCCTGAATGCCGCTGGTCAAAACGTCTCGACGGCCGTCGTTGGTCCAGGGTCCACAAATCCATGTACGGGCTTTAAGGCAATCCCCACAGAGTCGTGGGTTATCGGTGGTGCCGGACTGGTCATGTTCCTTTTGTTGGGAGGATGGCTCAAGATTCTCGCGATTCCGGTAGTTGGTTTCGCTGTGCTGAACGTGGCGCTGACGAATCTCGGCCCGCAGGTGAATTTGCAAACCGGGCAGATCGAATGCGTGGCACAAGGATTGGAGATGTGATGGGCGATCTTTCAAGCTGCTACTCCTGGGAAGCGACCTTCTCACCCCAAGTGTCTTGCGGAACTTCAAACCTGACCCAGAGCGTTTGTCCAGATGCGACGTGGTTTTGGGTGATCGCGGCCGGTATCAGCTTGGTTGCCATTTTTAAAAAGAAGTGATGATCACAGCACAACATCTCGGAATGGGAAGCGTAACGCGCCTGACGTGTGCCTTCAATCGCAACCGCGGCGTGATGCTGGCAACCAGGGTGCGAACCGCCGAAACCTTTTCCGATCGCTGTATCGGGCTCTTGGAGCGCGATCATTTCCGGGTGGGCGAAGGCCTTCACATCGTGCCGTGCTCCTCCATTCACACCGTCGGTATGAAATTCTCGATCGATGTTGCGTTTCTGGACGAAAATGGCGTGGTGCTCGAAACCTTCAAAGATTTGCAGCCGGGCCATCGCCGCATCGAATGTTTTAACGCGGTCTCCGCACTGGAATTGCCGTGTTGTGTATTGCGCGCGACCGGAACGCAGCCGGGTGACATTCTCGAATTCGCGGAGGTCTCATGCTGATCGGAATGGGCCAAACCTGCGCGGACGGCACGGCATATGTTGCGAATTTCGGTTGTGACGATGGCAGCACCCCGACTTGCCCATCTGGATATACGCTGAGCACAGCTTCCGGGCAATATAGTTGCGTCAGCAGTTCAGGTGCAGCTCCGCTGATTGGCGTCACGGCACCAACTGCAACAACATCCACTTGTCCGGTTGGTTCGACCTGTTCAATAGTCGCGGGAATCTCGAACACGAATATCTATCTGGCCGTAGGCGCCGTTGTCTCGATGTTCTTGTTGGCATCGGTATTCGGGGGCAAAAGATGACGCCTTACGACATCTTGCAAGTCTCTCACTCCGCGCCGCAAGAAGTGATCCGCGCCGCGTGGTCCGCGCTCATCCGCCAGTGCCATCCGGACAGCCCGCATGCCGACGAAAAGCGAACGCGCCATTTGAACGAAGCTTACGCGATCCTGAAGGATCCGAAGAAACGCGCGGCGCTTGATGCGCACATCAAGGCACGCGCGCAAAGTGGAAGGGAACGGGTTCGCCAGGCGGCACGATCCACCGCGCCCGATCCGCACTCGGCGGAAATGGCCTATCCACAAGCATATGAGGGATTCTCTCCGGAACGCATCGACGAAGCGATTGAGGAACTGACGCGCGCCGCGGGAGCGCCTCCGATCGTCGGAGAGTTCATGCAGTTTCTTCACCAGCAAGCGAGGAAAAAGAAATGAGTCTGATCGGTCTGTCGGCACTCGCCCAAGCATGTTCCTCATCGCTGAGTCCCAGCAACTGTGGCACAGCCGGCGGAAGTTACGACGGAGACAACGAAGTGTGCGTGTGTGCTGCGGACAGCAGCGGTTTCACCTTGGCACAGCAGCAAGCCCTATGTACCTCGGCGGGCGCTGATACGACTTGGGATGCCACAACGAACACATGCGTTCCAATTGGCTCGGCACCCGCGCCAGCTAGTAGTGGCGCATCGTGTCCAAACAACACGCTCCCGGGCACGCCATCGGATGTGAATTGCCCATGGTGGTGCAACTTCATCGCGTTTCAATCTACTTCCTGTACCCCGTGTACGCAGGTCTGCCCCACCGGAATGCAATGGGACACCACGAATAATGTGTGCTCGGCGAATCCGGCGTCCAACAATTGCAGCGGTGCCGGAACGGGATCGCCCTGTCCGAGTTATTGCAACGTTCCTTTGATCGGCGGGTTATTTTCGGCCTGTGCGCCATGCGCCGGGAACACGAGCGCCAGTTCAATCCTTGCCGCATTGGGAGCGGTTGCCGTTCTCTACCTTGGATACAAGTTGGTGAAAAAATGATCATCTCGGAGCCGATGACATACGGTCTTGGAGACCTAGGCCAGCTCACGATTTCGAGCGATGTCACGCAGTGGGGATTCGGACAATGGACCGCCGTGATCGTCGGTTCGTATCTGGCTTACAAGTTGATTCTGGACACGAAAACTGTGGGCGGGAAAGCTTTGAAACACACGAAAAAGGCCCGGCGTAAGATCGCAAAGGCGGCGGTGGGTAACACGAGTAAAATTGGCACGGTCGTAACGGTGGGAGCTCTCGCGGCAGCCGGTTTTGTGGCTTACGAAGCCTATTCCCAATCTCAGGCGGTGACGCAATGAAAGGATTTTTATGCTACTAGGAATGAATTCTCTGCGCGATTTCGTACCGGCGAAGGTGGTTCCCGGATCGCTTCTGACGACAGGAATGAGCGGCCGCCGGGGTGTGGCGGATTTCGTCAACGGCCAGGTGGTGCCCGGCTATTTGCTTTCAACAGGCATGAGCGCGTTGACTCCCAGCTCTCCCACCGGAATGACGATCCCAAACAATTCAGTCATGACCGCGTGGCAGGGTGCCGGGATGTCGGGGTGTGACGACGGGTGCGGGTGCGGGGGCAAATGTGGCGGCGGTGGAGGATGCGGCTCGGGCATGGGTCAGTTGTCCCTCAGCTCGATCACGGCTCCGTTCTCGCAGGCATGGACCGACATTCAGGCCGCGATTTCGGCGGGGTCCATCACTCCTTTGACGGGTGAAGATTGGTTAGTGATTGCTGGTACTGCCGCTGCTGCGTGGTGGATGTTCGGGAAGAAGGGGAGACGGTAGGAATTCTTTTTATGTCGGCCTGGCCGCACATTTCGGAGACGCGAACATTGGATGCTCGACGGGGCAGGATCATCCGACACTTCGGAACCCTCATGACTAATCTCCATATCATCGCGACCGATCGCGCCGGGAACATTTGGGATTGCGGCCCCACCCCGAGTCACGATTGGGCAAAGGTGCGCGCGAGTCTCGAATCTTCCGTTGGTACGCCATTCTTCGGAATGCCAGGAAAGACGCCATTGCGAAAAGGTTGGCATCCGGAGTATGACGAAATTGTGGGACGGACAGAACACGGCTTAGATATCCCGCGAATCACCCTTGAAACGGTTTTCAATGATTGGGACACGCTCAATCGAGATCACGGCGCTGGAACTTTCGAATCTGTTGCAAACTTCGATGAGATGGCGGTTTTAAAAGTCGCTCTCGAAGCCTATAAGCACCTCCTGGTCGAACGCGAAAAAGGGCGCGCGAAGAGGGGTGTGCAATGAGGCCAAAACATAATCCCGCCAAATTCGACCGTTGCGTAAAGGACGTGAAGCGTTCCAAATCCGCCCGTAGCGCCTACGCTATCTGCACAGCAGCCGGAACCCGCAACCCCGGTACCGGAGCCATGGTCGCCTCAGCACTCAGCCACTCCGCCGCCGGCCGCAAAGCACAAGTTGCGATTAAAAAGCTTTTCTCGAAGGCAAAGAACCCGCAGGACGCCTCTGAGCAGATGTTCGAAATCTTCCACGGCATGGCGCCGAATGAAATCCTGCACATCGTGGAGCGCGTTCACGTGCACGCGAACCTGTGGACGGCCGGCACACTCACATCAATGGTGATCCAAACAGAGTATGGCTATCAGTTCGATTTAAACGCGCCGGACCCGGACACCGCGAAGCCGAAGGATGTGGTGTACGTCACCTTCAACGAAGCCGGAAACCAGATCTACTTCCGCGGCGGCAATCAGGAAATCCCGAGATCGTGGCTCGAAAAAGCCGGGCTCAAATCCGACGACTTCCGGGAGCACATGATTATCGGCGCGGTGGTCGAACTGACATACCGGACGAAAAAGAAATTCGAGAAGGGCGGAAAAGAACTAGTGGACTTCTATCACGGCTTGGGAAAAGAGCACTCGCGCGGAGTTTTGCCGATGCTGGTTTACAAGCCGCGTGATCCGAGCATGGCGCTCTACGGAGGGCGATATAAAGTGTTGCCCAAGAGGGCGGATTTGGGCGCGAGTCCGGGAATCGGCGGATGAGAATGATGCATTTCAAGTACTGGGACAACGGAACGCCGTGGCGCAATTTCAACGAGAGAAAGCTACTGTTCGAAGTGGCGGCAGAGAATATTTTCAAAGCCGATGAATGCTACCAGAGAGCGACGGGCGATGATCCTACCAAACAACCGTACGTCGGCAGGGAAATACGATTGATGGAGAATGGGGAGGCGCGGGACTGCTGATGAACGAACTGATTCAGTACGCGCAAACGGTGCCTTACTTCCCCGCGAACTCGTGCGCATGGGGACACGCTGCGCTTGGGTTCGGAACGAGCATCTACCTCACGGATCCGTGGGCGCAAGCCGCCGCCGCGGTGGCGTTCATTATGTACGAGGTTTGGCGCGAGAAGCCCACCAATGAAAAGGTCGGAGCGGTCGCCGAGTTTGCAACGGGATATTTAGCGGGAAAGGTTGTCGGGGGGATGAATACGAAATGAATAATGTTTTGGCCTCATCGGGCGTTGAGACACGTAAAGCGCAGAACGTTCGACAGTCGAAGTGCCTGCATTGCCCCAATGAGGCGGTGGATGGCTCGATTTTCTGTCAAGTTCACATCGACATTGATGCAGCATTCCACCTTCGCATCAGAGAAGGCCGGAAGCAGTGCGCGATATGGCCGGGCGCAGGGATGCTGCAATGCGCTTGGCCCACGTGCGGATGTCCTTCCGATGTGGAACAGGCACGAAGGCAGGCGGAATCCTTATATCTGGCAGGCAAGGTAGTTGGAGGGATGAGCAGCAAATGAATGAGCGGATGTTGAAATACACGCTGAAGGAAGCGGAGACGGGAATTCGGATGATGGCGCGCAACAAATCCCCGATGCACTTCTTTGACTGGGGAACCGACACCGCCGGAACAAAGCATGTATTTGTAATGGCAATCCTGCCCGAGGATGCCGTAGCTGCCTTCGAATCGCAAATGAACCCGTCAGAACCGGTGGAGTCCAACGCATGAACTTCATCTTCCTGAGCGTTCCAACATTCGAGCCGTGGGACTGGACCAACCCGGATACCGTGGGAATCGGCGGCTCCGAAACCTCGCACATCGAGATGAGCAACCGGCTCTCAGACCGCGGCCACAGCGTCTATTCGTACGGCCCCACGCCGTTCAAGGAGCCGACCGTCAACCCGCACGGCGTGACCTGGGAGCGCTGCGACAACGATCAGAATATCTGGCGCCGCGAGGGCGTCTGGGTCATCTATCGCGATCCGCAGTCTATTGACGATGTGCACCCGGACCAACCTGCATGGTTGATCTGCCAGGATGTGGATTATCCGCAGCTCACTGAGGAGCGCGCCCGCAAGTTCACCCGCATCGTGACCCTCTGCGAAACACACGCGTTCTATATGCGCCTTCGCTTTCCGCATCTCGCGGATCGGATTTGCGTTTCGTCGAATGGCATCAAGTCGGAGCTAATCGAAGCTGCGCTGAAGAATCCGCCCACGCGCAACCCCAAGCGGCTGATGTACGCATCGAGCCCCGACCGGGGACTGATCCACCTAGCGACGGTTTTCAGCCGGGCGCGCGAAGTGATCTCCGATCTGGAATTACACGTGTACTACGGCTTCAATAATATCGACAAGGTCGTAGAGAAAAGCCAGCACGTCCGCAGAATCACGAACGACATCCGCCGGCAGCTCGACCAGCCGGGCATCGAGTGGCACGGCCGCACCGCGCAACCGGAGTTGATTCAGGAGTGGCTCAAGGCGGGCATCTGGTGCCACCCATCGAGCTTTACGGAAACCTCCTGCATCACCTGCATGGACGCGCAGGCGCTGGGGGCGATCCCGATCACAACTCCCACCTGGGCCATCGGCGACAACGTCAAGCACGGCGTGTTCATCGAAGGCGATCCGTACAACGATAATCTGACGCGGGCGCGGTACACGCTGGAGTTGATCCGCCTCGCGAGCGATGAAAAACGGCAGGCCGAAATTCGCGCGGAGATGATGCCCTGGGCGCAAGGCTTTTTCGGCTGGGAGAAGTTCGTGGACCAGTGGGAAGAGTGGGCGCGGGAAGATCTGAGCCAATCCCAGATTCGGCTTGTCCCGCGAGTCCTTCAGGAGGCAGTGGCGTGAACGACTCCATTAAAGATCCCATGATCTACCAGGGCCAGTTCGGTTTTCAGGCGCGTTACGCAACCGGGAAGGTGCTCAACGTCGGCTGCAACAGCGATGGGGCCAAGTTCCGCGAGCGCGGCGGGGTCAATATCGACCTGTTCCGAAAGGACGATCACACGGGCTGGGATCTGCCGGTGGACGTGCAAGCCGACGCGCGGCGGTTGCCGTTCGGTCCGAACTCTTTCGATTCCGTTGTGCTCGGAGAAATTCTAGAACACATGCAGACCCACGACGCCGTTGCATCGCTGATCGAAGCGAAAACGGTGTTAAAGTCGGGCGGGCGCGTGGTGGCAACGATCCCGCACGATGACCGCGGCGGGCCGGATCACATACCGGAATATGCACCAGGAATCGCGGCCTATCACTACCGAGAAATCACGCGCGTTGAGTTTTTCGATTGGATCCGCGCGGCAGGCCTGAAAATTCAGGCGTGGGCGAAGATCGTGCATGTGTGGGGGAAAACGGGGACGGGGATTATGGCTGTTCCCAGGGAAGGGGGCCTGTGACGCTTCCCACGATAGGCCGAGGCCCGATCATGAGCATACAAAATGCAGAGCGGAGCATCGCCGCAGACAGTGATCCGGTCTGTCATCAGCGATGGGGCAGGTTGGCGTTGATCGATATCGGGGACAGTGTTTATATCGCAAAGGAGCGCCCTGACGGCGGTCGCGACATCATCGCAATCATAACTCTCGATGATAGATGGACGCCATACACACGAACGGGCGCTGTTGAGCGATCAGGCTCTCTCCAAGTCGCAGTTCAGAACGAGGCCAAAACGTCATGCTGACGCGAAAGAAAACCATCGGGACGGTCGGATACATGGGCGGCGTCATGGCCCTGCCGGAGCCCTTCGTCTACTCCTGGACGCAGATGATCGAATTCAATCAGGACGCGCTCTGCCAGGAGGATCAGCAGATCCATTACACGCGAACGCAGTACAGCTTGCATTCGGCGGCGCGTAACGACCTGGTCGAGCGGATGCGCGGCGACTGGCTGTTGCAGCTCGACACCGATATCGTGTTCGATCCCGACTTCTGCGCACGCCTGGTGCGGGTGATGGAAGTTTATAATCTCGATATCGTCACGGGCGTCTACCCGTACAAAAGCAACCCCGGCGTTCCGACGCTCTATCGCCACAATTCCGAAATTGGCCGGCATGATCCAATCGCGGTTCCTGAAGAAGCGATGGGCATGGAAGTTTTCGAAGTGGATTCCGCCGGCGGCGGCTGCTTGCTGGTAAAGCGCTCCGTCTTCGCGCGAATCCTCAACGAGCTGAAGCAACATCCCTTCGAGATGATTCCCCCGATGGGGGAAGACCACTCGTTTTTCGCGCGCGCCCGCAAATTGGCAATCAAAGCCCATTGCGCCTGGCAAGTGCAGGCCGCGCACCTCGGATTTAAACAGGTCGTGTACCAGCACAATCCCGACCTGCCAATTTTGAACCAATACGCGGCGACCGCCGCCAGAAAAGGAGAACTACACGCATGATCGTAAACTACCTGAACGCAGGCGGGCCGGGCAACGTCGCTCCGACAGTGGCTCAAGCGCTCACGTTCAATACGCTGAACGTGTCGCTGAGTCCGTCATCGACTCTCGACACATCGCAGGCCATCACCACCAACTGGGGACTCCCGCCCTCGGATATTTCCGCCGGTTGGCCGTTCATCCACATTCAACCGATGGATTTCACGGCTGGATCTTCGGGATGGTACAACATCAGCCAGGCTCCGAGTTTTGTGATTGTCGGTCGCGTCGGAACCACGGCGGGAATCGATACCGCGAACGCTCAGGTGATTGTCTCAATCGCACGTCCGATTTCGTTAGTTCGATAATATGTCGGCCTCAGTCAAATCCGGTCTGCGCATCAACGCTCTATCGTTCGGCCAGGAGAGGGTTTCGCCCTTCGCGGGTCCAAAACACTTCTCCTGGTCGGGCGCTCCGGAACCAACCGAAGCCACTCCGTCGAAGGAGGCCAAAACATGTTCATCACCCGAGTAACGAAGGTCGTCAATCCGCATCATGCATCTGCTCACCGGAGCAGGTCCGTAGCGGAATCAGGGGGAAGTCCGTCTTTCTCGAACCCAGCGGCTCACATGCTGACGCTGGGATTTATCAATCCCAAAGGGAGGGTCTTAATGGCAAAAAGCAAAGCCAGCAGACCGCGTCACGCGTCTGCCAAAGGTTCGCATCATCACAAGAGCTCGAATCCGCATAAGAAGCGGCGAAAAAATCCTCAGTTTCTCGGCACCGCAGTAAAGCCGATGAAAATGGTGGAACTGGTCGCCGGAGGTCTGGTCGGACTCGGGGTTAACAACCTCGCCATGGCCGCGCTTCCGACGGCGCTGACGGGTAATGCCTTCGGTGCAGTCGCCGGATCGGTGGTTATCGCGCTCGCGTCCGGCTGGGCCGGCGCGTTCGTCGATAAGGAATTCGGCGCGGCGATCGCGTTCGGCGGGCTCATGGCCGCCGGTCAGATCGCGATCAACCAATGGATTCCGTCCGTTGGTTCGACGATCGGACTGTCGGGCCGCGGCACGGGTGATTTCGTCGGCGGAAAAGTGGTACCGGGCGGGTTGCTCAGCTCGGGCATCACCATGAACGCAGGCGGCAATTCAATGGGTGGTGGTCCTACGAGCGCATATCCGGCTCCGTACGCCATCGCAGCGTAGCAGTGTTTGGGTCAACTGACTCCGAATAAAAAGAAAGGAAATCAGGAGAAACTATCATGTCCATGTCCGCAGCAATGGCCCAGCAGGCCACGCAAACGGCGATTAACAATGTGTCTGCCAATATGCAGGCCAACGCAGTCGCCGCCATCACCGCGCAACAGCAGTTCATTATCAATTCGTTCCGCGGTCAGATTTACATTTCAAACCAGCTTGACGTCGAGGACACCCCGCTGTACGACACGATCACGTACACCGCGGGCCAGTCGATCACCGGCAACCAGGGAGGCAATTCGTCCTGGTTCACCAACGTCGAAAATAGCTCCGGAAAGACGCTCGCTCAGACCAATATGACGCAGAACGGGAAACTGGACGCGCCCAAGGCGTTCTCGGTTTTCGGTATCCGGCTCAACTGGTCCGAGGGGATTCTGCGCTCGGATCTGCAAACGCTGCTCGATAGTTGGGCTTTCGACTTCTGGCTGGGCGATAAGTCGTACCAGCGCGGAAATATCCGCCACTTCTCTTCGGGGATGGGGATTTCCGGCTACACCACCAAGACTGCGGAATCGTTCTACACCAACGGCCTGCCCGGCCGTCAGTCGATGAACATGCTGTCGGTGAAACTGGTGATCGCGAATCAGATGAGCTTCCAGGCTTATCTGACCGGCTCGAACACTGCGCAGGTGCTGTCGTCTTCAGGCGCCGGGCTGATCTTCCTGTGCGAATTAGTGGGTCTGTTCGCTCGCGGCGTGCAGTAGAATTGATCTGAGAGGTGGGAGCGGTAGTTCTGGGAGGAACGTTTCCACTTTTTGATCTTCCCTCGGGTTCGCTTGGGGGATTTGAAAGAGAGGGTGGGGTGACATCACCTCCGAGTGTTACTCCGCCTTCTTTTTGTTTTGGCCTCACCGCTAATCGATCTTTCGCATCAAGGCGGTGGGTTCGACATGGGAGGTTCTGTGAACAGAACAGAGCAAATTCGGCAGTGGTTGAGCGTGGTTCTCGGACCCACCGCGCGGGTCGAAGCTTATTCACCGGAGTACGTCTGGCAGCGGTTCCGGGACATGTGGGGATTTTACGGCGTTGAGATCATGAGCGCGTGGGGCGCTCCGCCGTTGCACTTTACGATATTCTGACGGGGAGAAAAAACATGGCACTCAAATTTGGTTCGCCCGCGTGGCGCAAGAAGTACGCACCTAAGAAGAAAAAGCGATCCGCGAACAAGAAGCGCAAACCGGCGAAACGGAAGACCGCCAAGAAAAAGCGGACACCGAATCCGTGGAAGCGGCCGAAGCAGGTGCGCGTCCGCAAGGGCAAATTGGAAGTTCGGTAACGATCCAGCGGGCGGTGTCGAGTAATCAAAACTTGGCCCTGCCGCGATTCAGAACGAGGCCAAATTATGAGCACATATCCCATCAACCAATTCGCACCAGACTATTTCCAGGGCCTCGCACTGGACCCGAACGCGTCTGTCGATCCCAAACCCTTCAACTACGTCTACAACCCGCCGAACGGCCAACTTACCGCAGATCAGGAGATCGACGGCGACACGGTCTCGATTCAAACGGACGCGGATTTCTACGCCTTCGGCTGGTACATCTCACTGTTCACTGGCGCGTTTCAGATCCGCCTCGCGGATTCGACCGGCTACCAGTTGCAAAGCGGCTTCATTAATTCGGGCGCGCTTTCGCAATCTTCAAACCAACCCACGGTGTTTTCGCCGGCGCATCTGTTCCCGGCTGGATCGAAGATCCTGATCGACATCGAAGATTTGTCGGATGCAACCAATCCGTTGCAAATCGTGTTTCCCGGTGTCAAGTTGTATAAGATCATTGGAAGGGCGGGGAAGGGGTAGGAAGGTGTTTATGTTGGCCTCATTCGAAACTGCGGACCTTCAAATCTCTCCCGTTCGACCAGGAGAGGTTATCCGGCTTGTAGCGGACGCAAGTTACAACGCAGGCAGCTCGGATGCGTGGTTTGTAGCAGCTTGGATCATGGCGGCGGGCGCGGCGTTCGCGATGTTCAATGCGGACAAACAGACCACGGCATTCATGGTCGGAGCGGCATTCGGATCGATGTGGAACGCGTACGACGCGGCAAGGAGTTCGTGAGTGAGCACCGCACCCTATCCAATTCTCGACGGCTTCCGGCTCAATACGCTGCTGCGTTGCGATCTGACGTTCGGATCCATGGCCATCGATCAATACAACGCCTTGCGCCGCGTGCGCGCCTTTAGGTCCAAAGGCTGGTGCATCCCGAACGACACGCAATCGGAACTCATTCCCGCCTTCGACTCCTACGAGTATCAGGTCCACATGAAGCCTGGCTCCGCGATCTGGGGCTATACGTTCACTGGGGATTCGAGTGGCACGGATTCGTTTCAGGTGCGGGAGACGTGCACGGATGTCCCGTTGTTTTCCGAGGTTCTGACGAAGCAGCCGGAGACTGCGCCATTACTCGGAGAGGCATCCTGGGCTCAGCAGCAGATGCTTCCCAGTTTGTTGGTTGTTCCGGCGCCGGGCCTTTTGCACGTCGAGATTGCGACCACCAGCAGCACGCCCAGGGCGATTCAGCTTATTCTGTGGGGAGGGGAGCCTGCGTAATGCTCACAGATAACATTGATGTTTTGGCCTCGCCGGAATCAGGTGCTTCGCGTCCGGTTGAGAATGCTCGACAAGGGGAATTTCCTGACGCCCGTTATCAAGAGCGGTTTCACCCTTTCGCCGGCGAATCAGAAAAACCATGCCTGATCTGCGGTGGAGAGCGAAAGCATAAATCTCACTACGATAAAAACGGATTTTTCGGCTATACAACGCTTGATGCAGCGCTGAATTCCACGGGCAGATGGGTATTCGAGACTAAGAAATATCCAGGACGGCCAAAAAGGGAGACTGTCGAACCCACGGCCTCCGACGAAGCTGGGGTTACCGGTGAGGCCAAACAATGAGATCGACCCACACCTACGTCACCCTCGAAATCAGCGCCGCCGGATACGATGAGATCGCGAAAAAGCTCCGAGACGCCGACTACGGCCACTGCTTCAACGCTGCGGGTGAAATCGACATGACAGGAATCGCAGTGATCCGCGCGGCCTGCGTTCGTGGCTGCGCGTTCTGTTCCTCGGCCGCGACATTCCCCGATGTTGATCTCTGCGATAAGTGCGCCGCCAAGTTCGCCGCCAAATTGAAGTCTCTCCCTGATTGGCCCTTAGCGCGAACGCAAGGGCAGTCGGCAGAGCACCACACTGAGGGGAGCGCCAAGCCATGAGTGATTCTGAGGCGGTTCGAACGCTGGAGCGACGTCAAAAGCATTTGATCTCTCTTCTTGAGCCAAAACGCGGGTACGATGTGAATTCGCTACATTTCATTCGAGCCGAAGTTGCAGCGTTGTCAGTCGCTCTTTCGGCAATCGAGGACCGTCGAAAACTTCTCCTGGTCGGACGCTTTACGCCGCACGAAGCCGCGCTGCCGACGGAGGCCAAAACATCATGAGCCGCGGACTCGCAGACATCGTACCCCTGAACATCCCCCCAGGAGCCGTAACCACACAAGCAGCGGGATGGTTAAACGGACCGGATGGAAACTGGTACTGGACAGGCTCCACTCCTCCCCCTTTGAATATCCCCATCACTTCCGGGCCGGGCATACCCTCAAACGCAGGTTGGGTCATTGCACCCAACGGACAACTGGTATGGACCGGCCCCGGCACTCAGCCGACGATTCTTCCCGCGTCCGTGACGCCGCCGGGCAGCGTGATCTCCGTGCCTTCTGGTGCGCAAGGGCCGATCCTGAACTGGACGCCCCAGCCGCTGCTACCCGATTCGATCCTTCCGCCGCCGCTACAGCGTTCGAACCCGCTGGCCGCACCTGCACAGTGGATTCCCAACAAATACGACTTCCAGATCATCGGAAGGGCCAAGAAATGGCAATGGGTCGCCGCGCACGGAGGCCTGAAGTCGTGCTGCCGTATCCCGGAGCTCGGCGCGCCAATTTACGATCTGCCGCCGTGGGAAAAGATGCCGTCGAACAGCTTCGAATTCCAGGAAATGAATGGTTTGCCGATCGCAGATTTTCAGAGCGGTGGAATTTTCACAGGCGACGATGTCCTTATCCTATCAATCCAGGTGCCTTCAGGTTACGACGGCGTCATCAACCGGTTCGTGGCCGGAACGACGGGAGTAACGGGCTACGCGGATTTCACGGATTCGATCAACTGGCGCCTGAAATACGGCATCCGCTATGCAAAGAACCTGGGCGATGTCGATAATACATTCGGATCGTTCAACAACGCTATCCAGGTTCCCCAGACGTATATTTGCCGGGTGATTTCCGGGCAAACAATCGAAGTTTACGCGAACGTGCCGGTGGGTTCCCCAATCGCGGGAGGCTCAATCAACGCCGGCGTTTTCGGATGGTTTTATCCGCGGCGGTAAGGCCGCAAAGGAATAATGTTTATTTTATGGCTATGCCCACTGACCAGCAAGTGAACAAGCTTTTCGATTTCCGGTTCAACATCACCACCGTACTCTCCGTTTTCGCGATGCTCTGGGCGGCCGCGATGGGTATGGCGAAAATGGAGACGCAGGAAAGCCACGATAGGGACGTGAAGCGGATCGAATCCGACTACGTGCGGCGCGACGTGAACGACCTGACCGACCGCGAGCTACGGGAATGGCTTATCCGCATCGAGAAAAAGCTGGATGAGCGAAACCGAAGATGACAGATGCCGTTCAAATTGAACTGATCCGCGCACTCGCTATCATCCCCGGATCGATTGGCGGAATTATAGCCGCATGGTTTTCATATAAGGCCGCGACCCACGCTAAGGAAGCTGTGGATGTGGCGAAAAACGTCGAGAACAACACGAACGGCATGTCCCATGCGTTGAATGATCTCACGGCTAAGTCTTCATACGCGGCTGGGAGGCTGGATGAAAAAAACGAGGCCAACCAATTATGAGACGCATCTTTTTCGGATGCCTCTTCCTTTCTCTCTGCTGGTGCGGACGTGACGGCGTTCGCAGACAAGAGGGCGCTGTCGAGAAGTCACGAATTGACCAAGCCAAAAATCAGAGCGAGGCCAAAAAATAGGGAGTTATATATGAGTACAGGAAGGATTAAAAATGACAAAAGAACAAATTAATAAAGCTGTGATCGGGGCTGCAAAACGCCTTTCAACTGGCAATAATGAGTACGATACCTATGGGATGGACGTTGAAATCCTACGAAAACACGCACTAGATAAGGACTTTTCATTTGTGGCTCATGCCGTGCAGCGAAAGATTCACCAAAAAAGGGCAGCGTAATCTTCCACTTACTCATGTATATAGCTCCCAAAAAATAATGCCAAGTTCCCGACTCTACACCCCGCCCCCAGGCTTCTACGATTTACCATACACCTACGCCTTCGACGCATCAACCTTGGTGAACGGGAACAGTTATCCCAACCAGCAGGTGTACATTCAGGGAGGATATGGAGACTTCGCAGTTCGGCGAGTAGTGGGGTTGAACCGGATCCTAGCCGGTAACGGAACCGGCACTTTCCAGCTAATGCGCGCCTCGCAAGGCGTCTACCAGTCCTCGAACCCGGTTCAAGCGCCGAACGCGCCCGAGCTCGCGATTGTTCCCGAAGAGTGGTATCCCGAAACCGGCCAAATCGGCTTTGACCTGTTCGGCATCGCCCTCCCATCTAACACAGCTACCGCGCAGATCGCATTCCAAGGCTCCAGAAGGCTCCCGGGCACCAGCCCCCTCATTGGATACAAGGCGGACCCCAGGACCTACACCTACATCGCGGAAGGCAACCTCACACAGGTCGCCTCACAGAACGCCCGGGTGGTCACCTACACACCCATCGACAATTACGACTTTCTGCTGTACCAACTTATGATATTTCAGGAGGCACCCGCATCGCTGGAGATCGATCAGAGCGATTCAGGATATAACATCACCCTGGTAGCGGTCGAACCTGGTCCGGCGGGCAACCAGATCAGTTTCGAAGTCACCGGAATCGGTACCCCCAATTTGCCACTCGTGATCACAGTCGCCGGCAGCGCGATCTCCGTACAGCCGCAGACGAACGGATCCGGTTTGCCTGTTGCTTTGATGTCGGGGTTGGTCGCGCAGTTGAACGCCAATCCCGCAGTTGCCGCGCTGGTCACGATAACGACCACGACTCCGGCTGGATCCCCCTTCCTGGTATCCCCGGCTGAATTTCTCACCGGCGGCGGATTGAGTCCGATCACATCCCCGGTGTGCTCGATACAGGTCTTCGATCAGAATCAGGTGGGCATTTCAAACATACCTATTCTGGACATCTTCTATAACGGAGCGCCCGGTACGCCTTACGAGAACGGGGCAGTGGTACCGCCGCTGATGTTCCGGCGAAACACGCTGGTGGAGATTGACTTTTACTCCCAGATCACAAACCCCGCTCTGTTGCCGCTGGGAATCGTCGTCTATCTGATCGGCCGCAAACTATATCCCTGTGGGTGAGAAACAAATTTGCACACTGCTGGATCTAACCAGCGTTTACGAAAGGGATTTTCCGATGTTTCCTCCATTTCTGATCAGTTTAATTGTCGGCTTGGTGGTGGTGGGGTTGGTCTTATGGGTGTTGGGTCAGATTCCGATTGATCCGGCGATTCAGCGCATTATCCGGGTGGTGATTATCGTTTGCGTTGTTCTTTGGCTGCTGTCGGTTTTGTTGGGATGGGGTGGGGGATTGGCGTATCCGGCGTATCCGCATCGATAGGTTGGCGCTCCTCACGGATTATCGTTTTGGGCCGACTGCTCATCCGTTCGCGCTAAGGATTCTCCGCAGTAGAACCGTAAACGCCACGCCAGCTTGGAGCGGAACAACTCCTGGTCGGGCGCTCAAAAGCAGAGCGAAGCCACGCTGCTGACGGAGGCCAAATCATAATCGTTCAACCACAGGACTGCCCCGAAGACTTCGGCATATTCGAAGTGCGGACCATTTCCATGAGGTCCAGATTGTAAGCCGTGAGCTTACCCAACCGGACATCAATGCATATTCCCGTCGCATCAAATGGATATTCGAAACCGTTCTCCAAAACACCGATTATGACTAGTTCCTCAGCCAGCGGAGGAACGCCCTTGATCCGAACCAATTCCTTCCCGCCCCGCGTCCTATACACGCATCCGATTGAGGATTCCCACGCTTTTCGATCAAGCATTTTCTTCGGCCTCCTTGGGATTGAGTTTTGCAACCCGAGACTTTTCCGCCCGACCAGGAGGAGTACTGGATTGCAACCGCTGTTTAATTGTCTCCAGATCCAACATCGAATGCGGCCTCATCGCCGGCAACTTCGTAATCTGTCGGCTAACACCATCCGGAGCCTTGCTGGAATCGTACGTCGTAATGCGCGGGAACCTTCCAGACTCCAAAACTCCCAGTTCGGGCGCCCAAATCCATCCTTCACCGGTTCGGAGGGAAGCCAGCGATCGCAGCATTTCCCTGCCCTCGTGCGGTTGTGCCCATTCCCCAATCCAATCCTCGATCGCGCGGCGGTCCTGGGGGGCGATCAGCCGCAATACGATCAGCGTTTCGGACTGAGTAATCGAATCTTTGTGGACTTTCGCCGGGCGTTGGGAAATGAGGACAATTCGTAGGCCAATTCCACGGCCGAGACTAACCAGGTTGTTGGCAGCATCGAGCATCCGCACGCCGGCGGCATCCGATGGCCGGGCTTGCGGCATGAACAGGTGCGCTTCGTCGATCATTAGCGTGAGTGGGCCGCGGTTCGTCCGCAGCAGAGTTTCCGCGAAATCCGCGAAGAACGTCGTGCGCTCCTTGATGGTCATGATGCGGGTGTCTAGCACGGCGGACGTGTCGGTGGTCCCGATGATTTCGCCCAGCGCGGTGCCGTGATGGGGCAGCAGAAATACATCATCCGGCGGCCGCGCTATCGGATGAGGTAGGCCATGTTCTCGCCCAAACAGATAGATCGGGAATCCCGGCTTCTTTCCAGTCGAATCCGCTCGCAAGCCCCACCAGACGCCCGTGGGATCGATCACGCAGAGGCGCCGGTGTTTTGCCAAGAGCAGTTCCGCGAAGCCTTTCGCTGCGTAACTTTTTCCCGAGCCAGTTTTCCCCAGAATCGCGATATGCTGCTCCAGTAGTTTCATGAACAGTGCGCGCCGCTGGATCGGATTGGCCGGATCTCCACCTTCGGTGAGTGTGGAGACGAGCTGCTGAGCTGCTCGGTGTAATGAGGAGAGGTCTTTCATCCTTTATTTGGCCTCGCCGGAGGGTCGGGCTTCGTCGGAAGCTGCACGCTCGACATGGGCGACGATCTCCCTTTTGGCTATTTCCCGGATGAATCCTGCTTCGTCGCGCCAATGCCCCAATTCCTCACCACATCTAGCACATCGAACATCCACTTGGAATTTGTACCCGCGAAAGCGATCTACCAGAAGAGCGCCACGATGAAAACAAAAAACGGGCCATCTGAACTCTGAGCGCGCGGCGACAATTTGCACCCCGCCCCTGACGTACCCAGCTTTAATATATTCCAAAAACTTGTCAACGGAAGGTTTCTCTGATTGGCTCATAAATCCTCCCAAGCTGCGACGAGGGTGGCCCACGCGTGCGGATCAAGCGGAAGGTCCGCGTGCTCCCCGCCAAAAACGTAGATCGGGAAGGCTGGCCGCTTCCCGGTTTTGTCGGATCGGAGGCCCCACCAGACGCCCGTGGGGTCCAGGATGCAGACGCGCTGCTTTTTTGCGAGCAATAATTCGGCGAATCCCTTCGCAGTGAAGGTTTTCCCGCAACCTGTTTTTCCCAAAATTGCGATGTGCTGCTCCAGCAGCTTCATGAACAGCGCGCGCTGCGCGATCGGATTGGCCGGATCTCCACCTTCGGTGAGCGTGGAGACGAGCTGTTGAGCTGCTCGGTGTAATGAGGAGAGGTCGCCTTTCATGGTTTAGCCTCCGTCGGCTTGGGAGTCTTCGCGCGAGGCTTTCGCGCCCGACCAGGAGAGGTTTCTGTCTCCGTCATCACTCCTGCCAGGAATCCATTGATCGCCCCGATCATGAACAAACAAGACGCTACTGTATGGATAATCTGAAATGTTTCACCCCACGCCTTTTCAAATCCCTCCGTCGTCAACTCCTCGCGCTCTGAGTCCACCCAGTCTACGATTATCTTGAGTACATCGTCTGCTGAGCCAATTATGTTTCGCCGGTAGTCCTTGTTTTTTTGAAGAAACTTCGCGATCCTCTTTACCACGTCTTCATCTAATTCCGCGCCGCAATAACCAGCGTCCCTTAAGGCTTGCTTGAATTCCGGCCTCTCCTCCACGACCAGGGCGAGTGGATTTCTCTGCGGTTTTTTCACAGTCCTTCTCCTGGTCGAACGATCCCGCTCCCAGTTGCAGCACCACCCTGCGATGAGGCCAAATTACTAAGCCTTTGAATTACCAGCCACACCCCAGCCCTGGACCTCCCCATCATCTTCGCAATCTCCGTGTCTGAAAGCCCCTGGTTGTGCAGATCCATAATCTTCAACTCCTCAATCGGCGGGCTAGACTTGGGCCTCCCTAGCCGCACACCCTTCCGCCGCGCGTTGTCCAGGCCGGCCCTGACACGCTCCACGATCATTTCCCGCTCGAACTCCGCGAAGGCTCCAACAGTTTGAAAGAAGAACCGGCCCATCGGTGTGGTGGTGTCGATGTCCTGGGTTGCGGAGATGAAATCGATGCCCAGTGCGCGAAACAACTCCAGGGCTTCCATCAGAGATTGGAGTGATCGGGCGAACCGGTCGAACTTCCAGACCAGCACGACGTCGAAGCGCTTCTGTTTCGAATCAGCCATTAATCGCTGGTATGCGGGTGCCTGCCCGGCCTTTCGTTTGGAAACCACTCCGGTCACCTGGTCGACGTACTGATTGAAGACTTCGAAGTTGCGGCGCTGGGAGTAGTCGATCAGGGATGTGATTTGAGAATCCGCTGATTGGTCTGAGGTCGAGACGCGAGCGTAGATCGCCACTTTTTTCATTTGGCCTCAGTCGATTTCTGGGCGCTGTCGGCTTGCGTGCGCTCGACAGTCGGATCTGGTCTCGCCGCGATCGCTATCAAAGCTGAAATGGTACCGATCCCAATGTTCACAATGACCGCCTGCAATTGCTTCGCATCGGTTAGCGGACTGGAGATTGTCCCAAACAACATGAGTAAGATTATTGACCCAAAGGCCCACAGAAAACCGAGAAAGCGCAGCATTTCCGTAATCCATCTTGGCAACAACGTCACAAACCCTCCCTGTCGAGCGCACAGCCGATCTACTCACAACTGCATTCGTCTTCCGGCTCTTCCCTGTACGCGCTGTCGTACGAATCGAGCACGATCCGGCTTTTCTGCATATAGAGTCCGATCAACAGCCGTTCGAAACCGTGATTGCGTGAAAGGAAAAACTTCTTATCTAGCGACTCGCCGTTGATCGTGACCGAGTATATTGTCCCCTCTTTGTTGAGGAACAGGGACATGTCGCGATGCGCGTAGGTCGATTTGCTGCTGCCGTCCGGATTCAGCCGTATGGTGGTGTAGCCGTAATCGGTATTTTCCACCTTGACGGAAACTCGATCCGCCCGCTTGCGCTCATAATCCTTTTCGAAGTGCTCAATGAATGCGGCGACCAGCTCCGACAGTTTCAACTCGGCAGGCACCGGCTTGTGGAGATCATCCAGCAGTTTGTCGAATTCAACGGCAAACTCCTGCGTCATCTTCTCTTCAATTCGCTTTTTGACGATGCTGCGGATAATCAGATGGTACCGTTGAATATCGAAGTCGGTGGGGTCGAATGTCAGCGCATCTCCCACGGCTTTATCCAGCGCTTTCTTGAACGACGAATAGTGCCCGAACTGTTCGGCGAACGCCTTCGAGACCGCGCTGTTGACGTTGTCCGCTACCAGTTTCTCAATTATCCCGCCCTCCAGCGACTTCGCTAGCGCATCGTTCACCGTCGTCTGTAGATCAAACCCCATGCTGTATTCCCTCCCTGTCGAGCGCACATCCTTGGACGCCCCTCCCAAAATTCCGGCGAGGCCAAAACATAGTCTGCCACAAAACACCAGTTTTTCAAGGTACTAAAGTACTGTTATTAAGTACCATTGTTTTCAATCCCTGAAACCGCTAGGATGCAGAGAGGTTTTATAGCAGCCACCCAATGCCCCGAAAAGACCCCTACCGCGAGTTTCTCCGCAACAAAGGGTAATTATATAGTTGACAAACTTTCAGGAATTCGCTAACCTTGGTTTCGGCGTGACAGGTCAGGCGCGCTTCTTTGCCTTGGCTCTCTTCCGCGCCCGCGCCCGTTTCGCCTCTTCCTTGACCACATCCTCTTTCGAGACAGTGAACATCTTGCGGACGGCGTAGTCCATACGTTCCTGCTCTGTATCACCCGGAACGTTCGGTGCTGGCGCTGGCTTCATTCGTCGAAATCCTCCGGGGCAGGCCCAATGCGTTTCGGAGCCATGCCTTCAAATGTTGGCTGGTCCGACATGAAGGAAGGCTCCTCTACGGTGATGCGATTAGCGACGCCACCGAAGTCTCGGTCCCATGCTTGCAGTGCGTCTATTTTCCACAAAATCGCGGAGGCCGCATGGACGGCGTCCGCTGGTTGTAGCTCGTGGTCACGAGCGAGATCCGCAGCAAAGAAGGCAGTCCGAGGATCTAGCTCTATTGTTGTTAGAAACGGCCACCGAAACATCCCGTTAATCATTGTTATTTCGCCAGCCGTGAGCTTACGCGCGTTGGGTATGGACTTCTTCTTCGGTCTGATGACTTCCGCAATCGTGTAGGTTGAGGTGTACAATCGGATCTTTCCATCGGCGGCGTGCTGTAAAATGTCTTCGCAAATCCTTCGGCGCAATTCCTCGCCTATGCCCAGGAAGCATAGGAAAATGGATGTATCCCAGTAAATTTGGCGGATTAACCTAGCCATTGCGCAGTTCGTCCATATGCTCTTTTAGGGACACGCCGCTATACAGATCGCTAAGCAGTCCAGACATCTCCTGAATGCCCGGAAACCCAATAGGCTTCAGCGCGGTGAACTCATGGACGTTTACGAGAAAGGGTTCGCCCTGGGCATTCCTGTGGACTTCTCCGAAGACTTCTACTTCCTGCTTGAGGTGCCTCGCCACCTGGGCCAGCATGGATTTCTTGAAGCGACAAGTCACAGCCTGCTTCGTCACCGCTGGCCATATGCGAAATTCGTGACCATCGTGCACCGTTATAGCGTCAAGACTGCCACGGATTGAACCAAGGCTCACAGTGCCGGTTGCGATCAAATACTCGACGTTGTTGAATAGCCGCTGATCTACAAGAGACTGATGTGCTTCGGAATAGATGACCAGCCCTTTCACTTTCCTGGACTGCTCGGCTATATTTCTGGCGTTCTCAAGAGCGGAATACGAGTAGTTTTCTGGATGCTCGGGGCGTTCCGACAACCTGTCGAGACCATCCAAAATGGAGAATTGGACCTTCTCGGCGTAGTCCTTGGTTTTTGAGCGCAACACCGGCGCGTATTCAACAATTGCGGGACTGTTCTTACTCAACGCAGCCAAGTCCCAACCCAGGCTACCTCTGGATTGTTTTGAGACCGCTCTCTCAACGTCGTTGATTAGATCATAAAAATTGTTCAGACTCTTCGTGAATACGCCCGCAGAAACCTTTCCAGTGAATCGGATGCCGATCATGCAACCTCCCGGGATTCGCATTCACAGCTTCCCATTTTTTCGCCTTCCGCGTCCCTGCCTCTGTTGCGGACGCCAACGTTGGTCATGATCGTTGTTCCGCTGTTTCGGTCTTGCCCGTCAAAACCGATTCGTCAGCCGTTTTCAAAACCATCCTCCGCCACATCTGCCCATTGCAACTTCAGGTGACCGCGCGCGTCAAGCTGAAAGCGTCCGACCAGGAGAAGTTCTGAATCTTCACCGGAGGTTCTTGGGGGACTGTTGGCACCCGTCCTCCGGCGCGTTTGGTTCGGAGGACCGCGTCGGGACCCGATCCAAAACTTTCTCCTGGTCGAACGCTCTGAACTCGATGGCTCACTCTTCCGAATGAGGCTAATTCCTACTTCAAAACCGCATTCCCGGTCAACTTCGCGTTTCCTGTGATGCTTCCAAGTGGGTTTGCCACTCCCAGCGGGATTACCGTCCCCTGCTTTGCCTGCGTTGCCGTGTTCGTCGTGAGGATCGGCGTTGTCCACGTTGCCCAATTGTCGGTTGAAACGCTGTAGAACAATTGCCCGCCCGAGATGCTGTCAAAATCGAGATCGAGGAAAAGCCTCCAGCTGCTGGTACCCGTCCGGACCAGCGCCGGGCCTTCCACGCACCCCTGACTGACCAGCCCGGCCCAATTACCGGTTTTCACGTTGGTGTACGTCCCCAAAAGCGTGGCGCTGCTCGCATATTGGATGTTGCAGGAGCCGTCCTGGAGTTTGTACCAGAGGTAGTAGGTGCCGCTCAGATAGACCGGGAAAACGTCGATCAGCGTGCTGACTCCGGTAACCGTGACGGCCTGCACATTCGACCATGTGGAGAAATCCGCTGCCGTCGGGTGAATCTCAAAAACCTGGAAGTTGCCGCCGCCGTTGGTGCTGATCGTCAGAAACACGTGCACCGATGCGAGGCCGGAGCCGTTCGGGTCAATAAACCATTCGGGCGCCCACGCGAAAACGGCGTTTGGAATGCCCATCGTGGTCAGGTCCAGAGTGGCGTGGGGTGCCCAGTTGATTCCGTCCGTTGAGTGTGACCAGGCGATGACGTAGGAGTTGGGCGATGAGCAACTGTTCGTGTGGATCAGATAGTAGAGCCCAGAGTACGTCATGATCGACGGGTCGCGTGGGCCGTTTGTTCCTGGAGGTGGAGTCAGGCAGTCATAGGTAGGGCTTTGGGAGGTCCAGTTTGTCAAATCCGTTGATGTGAATACTTCAAAGGTGACGTTGGTTCCGGAGTCGGCAAAGGAGACTAATTCGTAGGTCGTTTGGGCGAATAGGGGGAGTGTGAGGAGCAGCAGGAGGAGGCTTTTCATGGTTTGGCCTCCATCGGTTGATCGGCTTCGTGCGGCGTGCCGCGTCCGACCAGGAGGGACTTCAGTAGGTTCTCGAAGGAAACAAAAGGATGATCACACCAGTAGTCGGCGTCGTGACCAGGCCACAGTTCGGCGCGAAGGCAGAACTTCCCGTATTCGCGTTCATACCAGAAGCACGGAGGGCCGCCGTTCCTCACCACCTGCCCCCAGTCGGCGGCCTTTGCGGCTACCAGAAGTTGAACGTCTCCTGGTCGAACGCTTTCAGGTGCGGGTGTCTCGCTGCTCGATGAGGCCGACATAAAAATTCCTCCCTACGGATTGCTAATAGCCAAAGAATCCAGACGAAATTGAGACTGTGAAGCCCCACCGCCGAAGGTCACATGAAACCCGACGCCACTTTTCGACTCCGTTAAAAACGTCCCCGCCGCTTCCGAAAACACTGGAACGTAATCGACCCCATTGACCGAATAGGAATAGGAGCGCGTCGTTGAGTTGTTTTTGATCTGAAGCCAGATGCTTTTCTGCGCCTGAAAGCTGGTCGGGCTAGCATAGGTGTTCGTGTTGAAACTGGTTGCATTGTTGAATTGGGCCACATTGAAGCCATTTCCGCCGTTGAAAACGTCGAACGTGATGAACTTCGTCCCGTCCCCGATTATTGCTGAACAGGCCGAACTAACTACCCCGTTCAAGCCGCACCAGATGTGCACCCGATATGTATACGGGATCGAAAGCGCCGTCCCGCTCATATACGCATCCGCGCAATCTCCCGTAGTCGTGCAACTGTTCGCCGTGTTCGCGATGATGTAATCCACATCGACCGCCGTCACTGTGGAGCCGTCCTGGTGCGTCCAGGTGTAGCCCGAGTTCGTGAAGCTGGTAAGCAAAACGCCCTGGCTGTCTCCGTTATAGGGGAGCCACGCCGAACCGCTATAGCCGAAGAGATGCGGTGAATTGTTCGCGAAAAAGAGGTCGCCAGCAGATGGAGTTCCGGGAAACGTGGGATACGTACCGAAGGTCACTTTGTTGCCGCCGCCAGGTCCACCGCCGCCGTACTCATACCCGATCTGGACGTTTGGAGCCGCGACAACCGTGCCCGTGGTAGTGATCAAAATATCCAGCAAATCGCCCTGCGTAACGCTGAACGAATGCGTGAGGTCCGTGCATGTCTTCGCGCTTGCACCGGAGATTGTACAAGTCACGGCCTGTGAACTGCCGCCGTCCCGGAATGTGAAGCTGATCGAATTGCCGGTACCGATAGCCGTGCTGAGGTTTACGCCCAAGTCCGAAACGGTAGCGGTAACTGGAGCGGTCCATTGCACGTTAGCCTCAGTGGTGGACGGGAGCCCGCCGCCAACGGGAGGAATGAAGGTATTCCCCGCAGTCGGGAGCGTCACGGCTGGAGCCGAGTATCCATTCGAGGCCCCACCCGTCGCGGTCCCGGTTGAAGAAACCGTCAATGTATACGTTCCGCTGCCGGTTGGCACGAGGCTGATGTTCGACCCGGCCACAAAATTCAGAGTTGTCAGGCCGGTCAAGGGAGTTCCGTTCACCTGCACGCCGAATCCGCTGCCTCCGCTCGCGATCCACTGGAGTAGATGGCACGTCGTGGGATACCCGGCTGGCAGCGTCGGGCACGTGGTGGCGCCGCTGTCCGAGAGCACCTGCCCCGCTGTCCCATTGGTGGAGGGAAGGACGTACACAATGGCCGTTCCCGCGACATCCGCGACTGCCACGGTCACCCCGCCGGAGGTGAAGCCGTTCATCTGGACGCTGCCGCTGAAAGCGCCATTCGCTGTGAATCCGGACGATGTCGTTACTCCCGGGAGCACGGGATTCGATGGGATGCTGATGTTGCAGGTGGCGGTCGATCCAGTGGTGCACCCCGCGCCACTCGCGGTGATTTCGTTCGCTGTTCCGGTAATCGTCGGCCCGCCGCCTCCACCCCCCCCGCCGCCTTTGCTGATTACCGTCTGGGAGCCCTGGAGCACGCCATAAACCGTGCCCGATCCGGTTCCAGTGAAGACGACACGGAGCCATGGGGTTGCCACCGTCCCATTCGTAAAGGTGGCGACACCAGTTGTGGTGAGAGGGTTAGAGCCGGTCGCCGTCGTTCCCGTGTATGTGCCGAAGGTTCCCGGTGTGGAGGTCGTTGCCGCGAGCGCGCTTTGAAGCGTAACGGTGAAGGAACCGAAGCCCGCGTTGTAAACCGTCAACGTGAACTTGTCGCAACCAATTTGCTGGTTTGGCAGGTTCGCGCTGGTCAGATGTGTCGCGTCGAATGTGAAATTCAACGTACACGGTGGAATGATGGTGCTCTGGGTTGGTTGGGCGAAGCAGAGTGGGGCTATGAGCAGAGTAAGCAGTAGTTTCAGGGTCTGCATGGGGTGTATTTTACATGATTTGGCCTCAAAGAGATAGGGGCTTCGCGCGGGGTTTGAAGCGTTCGACCAGGTGGGGTTTTGCGGCTAACAATAACACCGGAAGAAATATCTTCGTTCTTCGAGTTCCACATGTTTGCCTGTCACTTTCTCGAAATGGTACCAGAACTCTCCGGGCAAATCGAATCTGATTTCGTTGTCTCCATCGAAAGCGCCGTCCAATAAATCGCTATAGGGCGTTTCTTGTTCCTTGGCAAAGTTCCGTAGATACGCCTCGGAAAGGGATATTTCATCGCTCGTTCGGAATGCAGGATGAGCCCATTCGTGTCGAAGCGATGTAACTGTATTTGGATAAAGAAGCAGCCAGAAACAAGCTCCCTTCGGAATGGATCTACGCAGGAAGGGATCAGCAATCCCGATGGGCTCCACTTGATCGCTGGACTTGTGGACGACATCGCACTTTCCAGTTTCAAATCCGATATGGTCTCCTGGCTTAATGTCCTCTCCTGCGATCACCGGGGCAATTGCCACATGAACCGCATCGCGATGCTCGGTACCTTTGATCATTTCGCCAATGTTTATCGAATTGCTCATAGATGATCTATGAATCCTTAGCGCGAACGGAAGTGCAGTCGCCCAAAACACTCAGACCGAGAAGAGCGCCAACAAATCATCTCCATTCGGTGCTCCCAATCCTGAACACGCATCCGGTCCTCTTCGTGCCGAGTACGTCCCATTCTCTCCCCGCGTGATGTCCACAAAGCAATTGGGATTCAGAAACAGCTTCGGAGTCACAAATCCCAGTTTTTTTCCGAACGACGCGAACAACCCCGCATACAGTGGCGCAACCGCGCTCGTGCCCCCGATCACTTGTGACTGACCATAGACCACGATTTGATACCCAGTATTGGGATCGGCGTTGGCCGTGACATCGGGAACCATCCGACCCAATCCCGCCGGCGGCTTCGGCGCGCCAATCTGAAAACTCTGCACCGGGAAGAACGTTGAGAACCCGCCACCTGTCCCTTCGCCATTAGTCGTTCCCGGATTGTTGTTCCAAACCGTTTCGGAGTTCGTGACCTTCGTGGTTCCTCCGCAACCAACCACATGGGGACAGGAAGCCGGCGCATCGACGTTTGCCGCATTTGGTCCGCCATCCGAGGAGTCGTTATCCCCCGCCGCCGCGAACACCGCCATGCCCGCAGTAACGGCCGCCAGAGCCGCGCTCTCCATCTGCTGGAGCCCTGCGTTGCCCCAATCCGCTTCGTCAGCTCCCCAGGAGATCGAGCACACGTCGCAGCCGTCGTTCATTGCCGCAGTGAGAGCTGGTGCGATGTCTTGCGCCCAGTAGACGCGGATGTTCGCCTGTTTGCCGGTGGCGTGCTGGTAGGCTGCTGCTGCTACCTGGATGTCCAGCGCCACTTCGAAGTCTGCATCGTTCTGCGGGTTTTGCAGGGAGTTCTGTGTCCCGTCGACGGAGACGTCGGTGATGTTGGGGACGGGTTGGTTGATCGATGCGAAGAACGCGGCCATGTCGGATTGGACCCAGCCGCCGCCCAGTTCGATGATCGCGATGGTTGCGCCGCCTGGTGCTGTGCTCACTGGGAAGTGGTAGGAACCTAAGAGGGTGGGGAGTTTCCAGGGGCCAGTGTGCGGGTTGGTGATGAGACGCTGGACTGCCGCCCATGCGGAATTAACATGCGGGGCTCTCTTGAAGTATGGATGGCATTTGATCTGCCGTTGGGTGGGAGAGGATTGGGAGTTCATTTTTGTTTTGGCCTCATCGGGATTCGGGATTCACGTCGGATTGGGAGCGTTCGACATTCAGGGTTTGATCATCGATTTCGCTTTGATCGAAGTAGCAGCCAATTTCTTCTGAAGCCCTCCCAGCGCGTGCCGGTCACCCATCGATAAACTCAACGGCTTCGACCCTTCCACGCTGTGCGCCAACTTCACAGCCGTCGGCGAATTGATCTGAGACAGGAACAACTGCACCGCCGACGCGATCGCGTTCACTAGCGCCTGCACTTCCGGCCCCACGGTTGGACCCAGCGCGGGAACGGCGACATCCGCGAAGTAACCGATGATCTTCGTGTCCATCACGGAAACTGGATCTTTCGTCAGCAGCTCCGCGGCCGATTGAGATGCTGCCGTGCTCACGGCGCCCGTGTACGCCAGAATAATGTTGCCGATTCCAGAGGGTAGAATTCCCGATGCTTCGACAATTGGGACGGCTACGGTTGCCGCAGTGCACGCGTCGGAAAGGACGGTCAAATCGGTGGAGAGTTGAGAAGTGGAGCAGGCTGAGAGGATCAGGACTGCTACGAAGATGAGGGAAAGCAGAAAGATCGTGATTGTGTTTTTCATTTGGTAATTATATACATGAGTCCCGTGACATTGTGGTTTCAACGACTTCCCCTCTCAGTTCTGAAAATAACGAAGCGCGCAGGCAGTACGGGCTAAACCAGATTCTTTCCCGCGTCGAGTTCTCCCGCGCCGCGTTATCGCCCTGAGAGCCGTATCCGCCGCGCGCCTTCCACGGGATGCACTCCCAGGAAGTCGGCATGGCGTGCTCACCTTCGTAGCCGCACAGCGCGATTCTGGCGCGGGAATCGTTACCCATTTCAATCGCCCACTCCCGGACGGCGTGTGCCACGTCTCCGCTGTCCTGCGAATAGAGGTCACTGGTCCGTTCGGCTTCGTCTGCGTAAGGCGGATCGAGGAAGACACCCGTAATGCCATGCTTGACCGTCACCGAAGGGCCGCACACCCGCTGCCAATCTCCGCAGCATACCCTTACGCTCCGCAGCCGCTCGGCCAAGTCGCGCATATAGGCCAGCAATTGGCCGCGCCGCGTCCCCGAGGTGAGGTCGCTGGCGATGTCGCCCGTGCCCGCGTCCCCGAGGTGAGGTAGCTGGCGGTTTAGCCCTTTGCCCGCGTCCCCGAGGTGAGGTAGCTTACGATGTACGCCCGTGCCCGCGTTCCCGAGGTGAGGTAGCTGCTTCGCGCACCACCCGGCTCCGATCCAAATGCACTGTCCCCATACCCACCATCCTGCAATTTTGACATCATAAAACTCCGGGTCTACTTTCATTCGTTCGCGAAACTCAGCCTGCGAACAGAGCCATAAATGCCGGGCGTGTTGATCGGCTTCGTTCACCGGGTTGTCCGCGTGCTCTGCGACCGCCTCCGGTTCATGCTGGAGCGCCCGCCAGAAGTTCGCCACCAGACAATCGAGGTCGTTTATCGTCTCCGTGGACGGCGCGTGTGGACGATTCAGGAGCACCGCGCCGGAGCCAAAGAACGGCTCGACGTAGTTCTGAACATTGCCGAATCTCTCCCAGACCAATTCGGCAACACTCGACTTGCCCCCGAACCACGGAAATGGAGGTTTTAGGCTCATTTTTTATCCACGGGACTCATGTATATAATTACCTTTCATTTTGAATCGGCCTCCGTCGGCTTTGTGGCTTCGTGCGGCGTGTCTCGCCCGACCATGAGGGAATCTTTTTGGGCTTTGAGGAAAGCCACTCCTTCCTCAGCAGTGTAGGGGCACCGGGTAGAGCCGAAGTGGATTCCTCCACAATTAGGACAGTCCCCCACCTGGTGGAACGCATTCGACGCCGCGCGAAGAGTCGATCCCGATGAGGCCAACATAAAACCTAAGCCGCCATCACCAACGCCGAAATCTGCGCTGCCCAAGCGGAAGATGTCGGAGGAGCAAGATATCGATTCAGAACGATACCTAGCCCCTCCCACAATCCGCGCTCCCCTTCGGACGGCGTATACGCCGCACGCTTCAGCATCACCCGCAGCTCGGCCGCGAGCACCGTGTTGTTATCGCTGGCCGGGGCTGTGGCGAGGATGGCAAGAATTTGAGTCACGAGGTTAGAAAATTTGCTCATGGTGTTTCCTTTCAAACGAGTGGTCTTTCCGATCCGTAGAGGTTCGGATCGTCTTCCGTGCGGGACACGAAGTATTGGCGGATTTCATCACGCAGCGCCGGTTTGTTCGGGGTCAACTGGAGAATACCCTGCGAATCCGGGAATACATCCGTGTACGGGGAATACTGATGCTTCGCGAGGATCTTGTCGCGCGATGAATACGCCCGCCGCGTCTTCGATCCGTGAAAGAAGTGGTTTGCGTGCCCATCCACATACCCAACGTTTTTCTTGATGACCTGTGCGCGCTCGCGCCAGCTCTCGACATAATGTTTGTAGTCGGGGTGGTAGTTCTGGGTATGGATATCAGGCGGTTGAATGCCTACCAGAGAATAGGCCACGTACCAATCAGCGTGTCCCAGGATGCAGCGATTCGGGAATCCTCCGACCGCATCGAATGCCGTTTTGCGAAATGCGATCGCGCCTCCGGTTGCTCCCACGCCGCGGCGGAACATCGCGCCCTCGTAACCGTCTTCATCCACGACACCATTCGGCACGTTCGAGTTATGGAAGACCGGAGAAACTTCGAAGCCGTTCTGGTGGTAGTTGAAAAAGAAACCGGAGTTGTAGTGCACCGGCAGATTTTTTTGGCCGTAGATGTTTCCGGAGAGGTCCGCATAGCTCGAAAAGCATTGGACGAAATCGTAATGCTGGAGCTGGTGGATGGTTTCGAGCGCCCAGTCGTGCCGGGTAAAATGGAAATCTGCGTCGATCATGGCGCCATACTTCCATCCCACATCGAAGTTTTGGATCACCCGGTTGGCGATGTCCTCTTTGTGGAAGAGTTCGCAGGTGGTGCGCAGCGGGATGCTGACAATTGGTCGGACGAAGTGTCCAATGTCTTCCGCGATCTCGAAGGGGCGGGCGCCGTACGCCAGTTCACCCACGTACACTTTCACGTTCGGACTGTTTCGCAGATGCCGGATGCAGTTGTTCGCCAACTCGCGCCGGGTTCTCCACCGGAAAGGGTTGGAGTAGCAGACGGCGACGTGGAGGGTTTGGTCTTCAGACCACTCGGACCAGGGCGAGTGGATATCGGGATGATTAAGGGAGTGGTTTACCGGGGGCATTATGGTTTGGCCTTTTTGGGGTTCGCGCCTTGGACGGATTCTGATCGGACGACACTCGCGGGTTGCGGCTCGGAGAGATATAAATCAAGAGCATCCTCCACCACTTCTCTCATGGAGCGCTCATCCGCCCGGGCTCGCGATCTCAGTCGCTCATGAAGTTCGGGGGACAGATTGAACGTCGCCTGCACGGTGGGTTCTGCTGGCATCAGGCGGTGGGCTCCTGGTAAGCTTTGGGATATGCGTTCTGATTTGCGGCCACCGAAGCATCGGCGATTTGCAAAGCGCGCGCGATGGTCTGGCACGTCGGACAAACGTCCAACCGATCGCCCATCACAACCAGATTGATCCATCCGGTCTTGACTAGATGAAGTAGCGCTTCGTCCGGATCAACCGGAACGCGCAAAACGGAGATGTTGCACAAATCGCAGGTTGCCCTCATGATTCGATCTGTCTCCGGTTCCGTTGCGTCCATCATCGGTATCGCTCCAAAACCCCACCTGGTCGAACGCCCTAAGTTGCGCGTAAAAACTCGATCCCGATGAGGCCAAATTATGCTCTTGCCTAAATCTGTATACCTGTATACCATGGGAGTCATGAAAAAGTACACACTTATTTTTTGGCCTCATTCGGCATGTGTTTTCACGCTGCCTTGCTCTCGTTCGACCAGGAGCGGTTTGTGATTCCAGGAGGAGTGTATCGTATGATGCCCGGGCCACCGGTGCGCGACTTCGACGCTGACGAAGCGTCCCTGAAAGCGAACATCGCGCTGAACGAACGACTCGCGGATTCGATCTGGCGCATTCTCCCGGGGTTCGTGACCGACTCGGCAATCCAACGGATGGGCGGGATTGAAGGCATCGCGAATGTGTTGGAGGAATTCCACCGGACTTTTCGCGACTGGATGTGCCTAGGCCTTGAAGCAGAGCTCGAAACCCTGCGTGAAGAACGTGCCCGGCCGCCCCAAACATGGAAGCCTCCCAAGCCCACAATCGAGGAACTCGCATCCGCACAGATGAACGTGCAGCGGCTGGAAGACGCAATCGCGGCCATGGACAATTTGGGAGAGAAAGAAAGCTATGCGTTCGGAGCGTATGTCGCAATGATGCGCCCCATTCTTGAAGGCAGTGTGGATCAGGCCCGGAGTTATCTCAATTCTATGCAAGCGCGAATGGACGACACTGACGACGAAGCCATCGAAACCTCCGTGTCGAACGGACCAGTGGATGGCGAAGAGAAAAATCGCGATGAGGCCAAAATATGTGCAGCATGCGGACTATCGACATCGGAGTGTACTTGCATTCCGTCCTAGTACTATTTCTAAGGTGTTTCTCCTTATATTTCAGTACTTCCGGTCCATTTCCACATCGTTATCCACTGTGGATAATCGATCCATGGAACAATCCACCATCGACAAACTTGAAACAGCGCGGGAGATTGACGATCTGAACGACACGATCCACAGCCAGCGCTTAACTATCACGTTTCAAGAGCAGCAACTTCGCTCGCTCCGCGTTCGCCTCAACCGGTACGAGGCCATTCTGGGAATGGAGGAAGCAGCGTGACCGCCTCAACTCCCTCGAACATCCTGAAACTGGAGCCGAACGTTCAAACCGAAATAGCGCTGGTAACCAGCAGCGGTCTGGAAGTGCGCGGCAACTACGGCCCGCAGATGCTGTTCTCGCTCACCAGCAACCGCCGCCTCTACGTGCCGCTTGAAGTGGGCAAGGAAATCCAATCTCTCACTCTCACTCCCGGCCAGCCGTTCATCCTCACGAAGGCCACGCGCGAGGGCCAGCGCGGTTTCGACTGGAAGGTGGAGCGGAAGCCCGTCGAGCAGATCGCAGCGCCGCACAGCCCGGCGAATCGCCCGCCTACCCAGCTTGAAACCGCACTGAAGACTGCGGTTCATGCCGCGAAGGAAGCGGAGCATTATGGATCTGCAATCGGCTACACGGTGCGGTTCAGCGAACAATCGATTAAGTCCATGGCTATCTCGCTGTTGATCGGCGTGCAGAGGGCGGCATGAAATTTGCAACCTTCGTAAACAAAGAAACGGGCGAGATCTTGATGGAAGCTTTCGGCCCGCCAAATGCGCGACTGGATGGAGATTCCCTCTCAGAGGCGATATATGCCCTTTCCGAAACCCTGATACGTGGCTGGAAACCGGAGAAGCGCGGTGGCTTTTTCGGTGGTGATTTCGGCTACGGTGTGGATTACGAAAACGATGTCTTCCTGATGCACCCAGACTACCAGGATTCCAAGTGCAAGTGCGGCCACGATAGAGCCCGGCGCCGCATGGAAAAACAGCACATCCACTCAGAAGACTGCTTTACATCAATCGTTCAAAGAAAACTAGCGTTATGGCCAGAACCGTGTTTAATTAACTGTTCGTCTCGGTGGGACCTTGAAGAAAAGATGGTTTTGAGATTGGGCGAGTCATTCGGCCTTCAAAAAGCCAATCAATGGGACTGCACATGCGGTGTTGACCAAAAGCGTAGGGCATGGTTCGACGAACATCCCCATGATTTTCGTTGCCCTATCGTTCTCCCCCAGTTCTGGTATAAGCCAACGAATTTAAAAGTGGACTGGTACAAATACATCGGTCGCGATATGGAGCCGAGTTCGCCCCTTAATTCCGATCAGTTTCGCGAGATCTTTTTAACCTGCTGGGAATCTATACCAGAGGAAATCCGGGCCGCAGCGTTACGCGACGAAAAAGAGGAACAGGCAAATCGGCCCTCAGAGGAAGAACGCCGGGTGCTTGATGGCCACATGTTTGCCGTGATTGAACGCGTCATGCAATCGGATACCCTGTGTTGGCGCTGTTCCAAGGCAGGTCCGCTTGCCCGCATAGGCGGCATGTTTTCCAGTGGACCACATGGTTGCGTAGCTAAGACATGCAAAGACAAAAGAGATCGGTGCAGGAATTGCGGCCGAGTCACCACGCCACTACAGGCCAGGATTTTGATGGAGCGTGAAAAGCGGAACAATGCGGGAATGTTCAAGGATCGGGTTTCGATCGGAGACAAGTTGCCGATTTAGCCATTCGCGGGATAGCCCCGCCATGTCGAACCCACCAAACCTGACGTGAAAACGGATTAGCGGTGAGGCCAAACCATCCAAAAACGCCTACCTGGCAATCGCCCATCCACCCACCAACACGAGAGCCAACCCTCCGACCAGCACTCCCCAGTCGGTGTCTGTGACTCCAGAGAAGTCTCCGGATGAGATTGCAGTTCCCAGATCGCTAAACGCCGTGTCCACCGAATCAAACACCCCCGACGTATCAACCGCCGGCACTCCCGCGGTTGCGTTTCCTGCCAGCGCATCGGCAATTGTGCTGTCTGGTGATACTCCGAGTGCGCTCGCGATCGTGTTGGCGTAGGCGGTGGGATCGTTCCCCGTCGGATTGCCGTTTGCGTCGGTTGCTGGCGCATACTTCGCCATCATCTGATTGATCGTCAGTCCCTGATTCGCGTAGGTTTGGATTTGGTTGACCAGCGCCTGTTCGCCGGCATCGTAGGTCGAAAAGGACGCGTAGTAGTATGGTGTACCCTTCATCGCAGGACCTTGTGTTGCTCCCGATTGCCCCATGTAGATCAGATTTCCCGGGTTGTTATTCGAATATGCCAGTGAGCCGGGATAGTAGCCTTCTACGGTTTGGATGGTCGAGGCGATGGTGGAGATGGCGGGTGATGTTTGTCCGAATCCTGAGAGGCCGATTAATCCGATGAGCATGGTTTGGCCTCAGCGGGCAATGTGGCTTCGTGCGTCGTCTCGCGTTCGACATTCGAAGTGTTGGAGCCTCTCCCGGGAATCGAACCCAGAACCTCCTGATTACGAATCAGGTGCTCTACCCTTGAGCTAGACAGGCCTTCTTCGAACGCATTGTAACCAAACACTTTTATGGCATCGCAAATAGGACACCAGCCGATAGGACACCAGCCGAAGGATGCTGGCATGGCGAGAACGAAACGTCTATCCCGTATCAGTCGATTTACGACGCTCATCAGCCGATTGTGACGGGCACCTGGATTTCTATTCAACTGATCGCGGAATCGCTTGTCCCGTTTCTGGACCCCAACCAGTAGATAATGCTGGATGATGTGGCCTTTAGTGCAGAAGCGAAGCTTTATGCCGGCATGTCGAACGCTCCAAACTTCTGACGAAGCGCTCGACTGCGATGAGGCCGACATAAAGAATTAGGATTTGGCAGCTTCCGGAAGCGACGCGACCTGACGCTGTGCCGTGTCTCGTTCCTCGATGATCCGGGTGATTCCAGCGGTTGCGGTTTCGCCCTCTTTCAACTCGGGAACGAGCACTTCGCGGATGTGCCAAAGCAGCTCGGTTTGATCAGAGTGCGCGTCCCGTTCATCAAGAACCCGAGTCAACGTATCCACCGGGGTTTCGTCGCCTTGCTTTTTGTCTTTCAGCAACTCGCACAGTGCCACACAGAGGATCTGGTTTTCGAGCACTGCCGAATTAGCTGTCGTGTCGATCGCGGCGGCCGGCGGCTCGGGATCCGGTTCGGCTTCCTGCGAAATCACGGTCGCCAGGTCGAACGAACTCCCCACACCTTCGTTATGCAGATAACGGCCGTCGTTGGACCAGGTCGCTTTGGACTCGATGTTGATACCGTTGGCTTCGTAGATGCACCCGTCCCAAATGCGCTTCTTGATCTCTTCCCCGCCTACTTTCTCGGTGACAAAGTGGTACCCGTCGATTTCGACCACGCGGTTATTTCGGGTGGAGTAGCGGCCGCGTGCCATGGGTGCC